CAATTAACAATTGCATAAATCCCTTGTATCACTGAATTTCCTTCAATTAAATAATTTTCAAGTTTCAATTTATTAATATCATCTTTGATAATTTCACGTTTATAATGACTAGAATTAACTAAAACTTTAAATCTTTGATTAATAATATCATATCTATCATAGTATAATTTACATTGTCCTCTTAATTTTCTCAATGCTATGTCTATGTACTCTAATATTCCACTGTCATCTAAGTTGTAATAAATTTCAATATTTTTCGTACTAACTTCAACAACCTTGTTTATTGCTTGGATTTTATTATTAATATGCTCGTTTAATAGAAATTTAATTTCTTTTATTATTGAGTCTCCTCTTAGAAAAATTGTGGATTCACTTGAATATTTAAAATGTTTAACTTCTAAATATGAGATTAATTTATTCATCCATTCTTCTTTATTATTCAATTCTAATGGTTTATCATATATGTGTAATACAATAAAGTTGTCGCCCCATCTTTTTGTGATGAAATACTTAGACATGTCGTCTATATGTTTTAGTTTTGATTTACTCGTTTTAACTTTTTCTCCCATTGATAGGCATAGTTCTTTATAGTTTTTATACGTTTTCCCTACTTCTAATTTACTTGTATTCATTAATACAAAACCTCCAATATAATAAATTTATGAGAAGACAAAGTGGTTTACTTTGTCTGAACGCCAAGGAACTTTTGCGTTCTTTGCAAAAGTGGGCTGGCAAGCCTATTTTCTATTATTAAAATTTAAGTTGTGAAAGTTGTCACCTATTTGTTTTCCATTTATAAATAATAATAATTAAGGAGAGGTATTAGGTGACAACTTTTAATTTATTTATATTAAGACTGAACATTTACCTCTTCCATATCATTAAAGATGCTAATTGCTTTATTATATATTAACAGTTCCGATAATCTGTTCTGATTTTCTGCGTATGTATCTTTCATTCTCATATTTATTCTAGATGCTGCAGCTATACTCTTTTTACTTGTATCAGTAATTAATGCTTTTTTATGTCTTCTTAATGAATTCGCCTGGAGTTTATTAATTACACTATCATTAACTATCTCTCTGATATCTACATTTCCTTTTAATCTATTAATTTGGTATTCCATCATCTCATTCCATTCTTCATTAACGTATTCCTCTGTGAATGTTATTTCATAAGAATTATAAAAAAAGTAAATGTTAGCTTTCTCCATAAGGATACTTCTTAATTCCTGATAGAATTCATCCTGTTTATTCTTTCTGAAAACCTCTTGAACATTGTCACATTTATATACAGTTTTTAGTAATCTTTTGCGTTCGGTAACTATTAGTTTTGCTTCCTCTTCTGTAGCTTTACGATGAATAAATTTACCTTTTGAGTTGAGTAGTTTAGCTTCTGAATTTACTTCTTCAAACTCGTTGTAAGTTTCCGTAACATCTAATTGAACTTCACCTAAATCATTATATGTTAGAGTTTCTAAATCAGCTTTACACACAGTTAAAGCACTATTCCAAATAATTAAACTTTCATTTTGAAGACTGTTAAGTGCTGATTCTATTGATCTTTTTAACATACTATCAGAAGTTGTAAAAAATTCTTGTACTTCATCAAGTCCCATATCGATATATTTTGCAAATCGTAACAGTTTTCTTTTTGCATATGTATAATTTGTATTTATCATATCTACACTTTTTAATAATTGATTAGCAGTTATGAATAAATGACCATCGTTATCACTGTTATTTAGTTCATCAAGTATTAAACTTCTAACTAAGTCAGTATGTTTATCCAGCTTTCTACCTTTAACCTTTGCATTGGATTGTGCAGGTAAATCAAAGACTTTACTTATTACAAATTTATTGCCTTTTTTCTCATAGCTAAAATGATTCTTAAATTGTTCAAGCTGAAGTATTTTAGATTTACCAGATTTAATAGGTTCACCAAGCTCTGAACATAAAACTTTATAATTTTTATATTCTTTTCCTATTTGTAATTTACTTATATTCATTGATGGAATTTTACTCCTTTAGAATTTAATATGGTTGCTTATAATTTACTATTAGTCAATGACTTATATGTATTTATGTAACTCGTTAACAAGTCTGTTCTTTTAAATAACGTAAATATACGTTGAGTTTTAGGATTAGATGCGATTGTATAATACGGTTGTTTATTTGTTCTAAGATAATCTGCTAAGTCTAAGTCATAACAGAAGAATACTTCTTTTCTTATGTCCATTTAATTCACCTTCTTATAATTATTTAAATAATATTTTATAATCTTTCCAGCTTAGACATTTACACATATTCAATTGATACTCTATTTGTTCCTTTACTACTGGATCAGTTTCATGTAATAGTAATGTATGTAACCTAGTTATCTCTTTTATGTTCTTTCGTCCCTGTTTAGGATAGTTACCCGAAATTGAATAAGTTAATCCGAACATTATTACCTACCTTTCTATTAATTTATTATATATTAGCCCACTTGAAAAAGAATAGAACTCTACTCCTCTATTATATCATAAAAGCAACGTAACGAACATTAGTAATTTAATTTTATTTAAAGTTTTTACTAATGTTTATCGCTGTCTTTTAGTCCTAGCATATTCTTCTAAATCAGACTTCAAATATAATCTTATCTTTCTATTCGTACCGTATTCTACAAATGGCTTGATTGAGCCTGCAGCAACTGATTGATTAAAGCCTGGCTTAGATTGTTTAGTAATCTGCATAGCTTCTTCTTGCATAACTAGGTTATTGTGTATCCATTGTTTGATTTTATCATTGTTCATTTGTTAGTTCTCCTTTGTTAGTTATATACAGTTGATAATATGTCATATGGATAGATATGCAGATGGTTATTTACTAAGGTACTCCCATCCATATTTAAATTCCCAGGATGGCTTGATATTACTATTATTGAATACATAATCGATATATTTTCGCATTGACCAAGACTTTCTATATTTAAACGTTGCTATTGCTTCCTGGTTATTGTTTGTGTAATTAATGGATACTTTCCCCTTATCAATAAGAATATTAGCGTAATCAGCTAACATATGAGTGTCTGGAATTGAGTCTATTATAGTTTGTTTAGGTTTAGATGCTGTTTTGTTTAGCGTTGATTCGTCTGTAGTGTCCATAGTTGTATGATTATCTATATACAGTTTAATTCCTTTTAACGCAGCTTCTAAGGATAAATACACAAAGTCAGATAGTTCATGATTGATTAATCCAGTGATATTATCTGTGAATGTAACATGATATTTATATATAGTCTCACCTAATAGAACCGCTTTATGGTTATGTTTATCAAGTGAAGAGAATAATTCAATTTTATATTCGTTTGTTGTGTAGGTATCGACTAGAGTTTTTTCTTCTGTGTTGACTGGTGTTTCTTGTAGAAAGTGCCTTTTTATGAAGTCTTCAACATCAGAAATACTCCAGATTTCTTTTTCCGTATCTCTCACATTATTAGCTAAGTGGTTCTCTATTTGAATAAATTTGACTATAATTCCATCTTTAATCAATTGATCGAGATGTGAACCTTGTCTATATAATTCCATTTGATATAAATTATTTTCTCTATCCTCGATATATAAATTTTGATTTTTCAAGAAACATATCTTAATTTTTTTCATCTCTAGTTCTGAAATTATATTTTTAAAATCTACTGCAATGATATTTGTTTCTTGAGTATCTTCAGAGATAACTTCTTCAAATACTTGAGGAGCTTCTGCAACTACGTATGTACCAATAATTAACTTATCTTCTTTACCAAATGAGATAATAACTTGACCGTCAATTAATTGCATTTGCTTTGCCATTGTAGATAATCTAATTCCATTGTTAATAGTTGTAAAATATACTCTTCCGTTGCTAGTACGGTCAACTCTTAATGAAGTGTATTCTCTATCGTTATGTTTACCTGAGTGTTTGAATTCATTAGCGTTTAAAGTTACTTGGATCATGTTAATCGTCTCCTTTAATTTTATATTTAATTCCTTATCTTTAATTAAATTATAACATATTATTAGTTATATGTATATAAGTAATTTATTTATATTTAGGTTATTTTTATAGATCCCTTTTCATTACGTAATATTCGTTTATTCTTCAATACTTCAAACCAAAATATATAATTAATTTTACCGTCTTGGATAGCTGAACCATCTAACCAACTAAATAAGGAAACGTAATAATGATTACCCATATACACTAAACAGATCCGTCTATCATAGTCTAACTTTGTTTGATCTGATGAATATGTACATAAACTTCCTTGTCTAAGTATTTTATATACTCGTCTAATCCCTTCCACTCCTTTGTAAGCCATTCTTTAGGCTCATAATAGAAACATATATCGTTTAGTTGTTTGATTGATTCATATGTCTTAAAGTAAGGCTGAAATAATTTAATAGTGTCATGGTCTATCATCTTACAGTTTTGAGAATATTGACATGTATTACAGAAACGTTTATTACCTTGATAGGTTGTTATAAAAAACACCTCCTTTTAATTTATTTATATTATATTGCTAATAGTTCATATTCTTCTAGCTCATTTGATGTTAGTTGTCTATTGTATGCTATAGCTCCATATCTTCCTATTGAATCATCAAGTTTAACATGTCCTTTAGGCTGACAATAAGGTGAGAACCCTCTTAAAGAGTATTGATACCAGTAATTTGATTCTTCTTGTTTAGTTGGTTTAGTTGATTCTATTTCAATTTTATCATTATAATTTATTTCTTTTATTTCTTGGATAATCGTATATTCAAAGTCTGAACCATCACAGTATACCTGAGCTTCCTCTAAAGTTTTGAATGAGATGTTAGCAACTGTATAGTAAACTTCTTCAGTATTCTCAATAGTGTTAGCTTCTTCTTGAATATCTTCAGTTATAACAACTTCCTCTGTTACAGTGTCATCATGTTTGTTTAAAGCTTCTTTGTTTATGTATAGTGAGATAGCTTTATTAGTGTACATTAAAGTAAGTTCAATTAAGTATGAGTCTTTATTGTAGAAAGGATTGTTATTTACAACTTTGATCCAAAAGTAGCAACCAGAATCAATTAGATTGTTTAGTTGTTCTTCAGTGATAACCTCAGCATCTTTAAGTTGTTTGTATGCTACCATATGTTTAGTGATATCTCTATTCCATTCATTAGTTGATAGTTCAGTTACTTCATATTGATTGAATACTAGAGTTTGTTTGTTGTTCATTTTAATGATCCCCTTTAAGTTTGATTTGTTATTATCTTATATACTTATTATAACATATAATTAAGTATATGTATATAAGTAATTTATTTATATTTAAAATATTATCTAAAGGATATGAATTATTTCACATCCTTATGTTTATACTTCCCTTTTGTTTCTTCTTTACGTTTTAGGACGTCTTCTTTAAAGAATAATCTTTCTCTATCCATAACTTTAATTGGTATAAGTATATCGCTATCAACTAATCTTTTTACATTTTGTCTAGTTGTGTTCAATATTTCAGTAGCTTCTTTCGTATTAACTATTTCTGTTTGAATAAACTTTATTAATTCCTCTTTGCTGTTAAACGTGTACATGTTTCCACCTCTTTAAGAAGGATAAGAAGGCTCATTTAGACACCTTCTTTTTGATAATAGAAAGGATTACTAATACTGTTCCTATACCTATGATGATGTCTGCTGCCGTTTGGAATGTACCTAGTGATGTATCAGATACAAAGCGAGTGATCCAATAAATGATCAAGACAGTTAGGAATAAATAATCTGATTTGAATATTTGCATATTGATTTGAGTTGTGGTATATATTATTTATTAACAAGGGAATCGGTGGCTAAACTTCTTCCCTTGTCGGTAACCTACCTTCTTCTATGTGGAGAAGGTTTTCTTTTTCTCTTAGGTGGCTTATGTTTCTTTGGTTGCTTTCTCATACTTTTGATACGTGTAATCAATGATTCGTATGTAGCTATGATGTTTAGTATCTTTTGTATAAGATTAGCAAACTTTTCTATCGTGTAGAATGTAGCACCTATGAGAGTGATAATGTAGAACAGTTTCTCATACCACAACCTTATCTCACCTCCTTAATTATATTATACTATATTTGTTTACATATGTAAATGATTAAATATAAATAAATTGAAATTATTTTGCGTATTATTTGTATTAATGATTATGTATAGTACAGACTGATACAGTAAATGGATGATATGATAGTGATAAACTATATTGTGTACAATTTAATTATATAAGGTGAATATATTCTGTTCTATTGTAAGTATAACACATAGATTCGTGCGGAACGGTTATCGGGCGACGGTGTAAAAAGTAACTATCAATCTAGAATTTATATCATTTTCAAATTTAAAATTTTACAAACTTTACCAATCAATAACCTTTTCATGCGTACGTAATAGCTGTTGAATTGATCAAATTTAACTTACATTTATTTCCTTTATCCCGATGGAATGGTTATTCTATTGGGTTTTTTGAGTAAAAATAGGCTATTTTCTACTAATAAATGGTAATATAAAGGGGGCATAGTTTACATTTTTAACCCATTTATTACCTGGCAAAATACCCCTAACACTTCCATCCACACACCGAACTTATTTTTCCATTTCATCTCAATTTATATCATTTTCACCCTATTTCTATCGGAAAGTCTATCGGAACACGTCGATAGAACCCTTGATATCATTGACTTTCTATTACCTCTCATTTTCTCAATTTCACCATTTTTACACCAAAAAGCGCCTCAAAGCCTTGTAGCTCTAAGGCGGAACGATACTCCACCTCGATAATCACTAATTTGCGTATCGAAAATATCTCACAAACCTTTATATATCAACTGTTCATCCCACTTTCCACCCTCATATTTACCCTATCGACGATATACCTCTATCGGGAGGCTTATTTTACACTATTCCAATCCATCAAATTCCCACATACCATATACCTTTAAAAATAGCTAGATTTTACCTTTACACTTTATTTCATTCATAAAACATCCTATATACTTTAATTTACTCTAATTTACTTCATATTACTACCTTATCTATTTTCACTATTTTCCATAAAAAATAGGCAGCTCATTATCTGAACCACCTGAAGTTAAATTGTTATGTAATTATTAATTAAAAGTCATTTCGTTTCTTTAATTGTTAATTTATTTTTATAATCAATTAAGATACTCTTTGCTTCTTCTAAATCAGCAGTCAAACCAATTCTTTTTAATACACCATTCTCTCTAACTCTTACTTGCCATTTACTTGTCTTTTTTAACCACGTAATTCCTTTTATTCCAGATTGAAATTCAGATTTTCTCAATATGGGATTTTTTAGTAATTCTTCACCTGTCCAACCTCTCCTATATCTTTCTCCTACTAATCCAGATCTAAGATTATATTCTTTTTCCCATTCTGCACTTGTTTTAGTAATATTATTAATGGTAATTAAGGTATTGTTTCTTCTATTATTCTGTTGTGTAACCATATCAACCCATCTACAATTGTTCGGTTCATAGTTACCATTGACATTAATCCTATCTAAAGTGTATTTATCATTATAACCATTCCTCTTAGACCAATTGTAAAAATTTAGTACTCCATTTGCTTTATCCAACCACTCATCACAAACTGTAATACCTCTACCTCCGTAATTTTTATACTTCTGATTATTTTTGTTGTAACAACGCTGTTTCATTGTAGTCCATATGTTATAAATTCTTGTGTTTACCATATTGTGCTTAGTTGCATTTTTTATTTTTAATTCATCACGTAAACATCCACAGCTTCTGGTATTACCGTTGTTTAATTCCACTGCTAATTTATTTGTTTTGTTTCCACAGTCGCATTGACATGTCCACAGTAACATTCCTTTTTTATTTCGAAGTTTCTGTTCTACAGCAATTAATCTTCCAAACCTTTCTCCTTTACGAATAAAATGTTTTTTACTACCCATAATCATATACTCCTTTTCAATTTAGTTTTATTTAATTATTCTTTCGCCAAAATACTCTTCAATGAATACAGATCCTTCTCCAATTTGACTCACATAAAGGTTCTTCTTACTGCGAGTAACCGCAACATACCAGAGCCTACTTTCTTCATCTAACTTTGCCTTTTCATGGGGGAACTTCTTCTCTTCTACTCCAACTAAGAAACAATTTGAAAATTCAAGACCTTTTGAAGAATGTACACTCATTAATTTAACACTATTCTTCTTAGCTTTCTTACTCATGTTTGTACCATAAACATAATTGATAAACTCCTCTAAGTTGTCTGTCTTAACAAACCCTTTCAGTATGTTCATGTTTTTCAATCGTTCCTGGATTTCTTCCTCATTAGTATAAGTTTCATATATGTAGTTCGTTAATTTAAACAATTTAATTATATTATCAATCAAACTTTTAATTCCTATGTTACGTTCCTTCTGCATTCTCAACCTATTTATATTCTGTTCAAATTGATTCTTCTTCTCATAGTGCCATTTAGCATCAAACTTATAATCCAAGAAATTCTCATATAGAGATAGTCCATTCTTAGCAGATTGTTCTTGCACATCTTTCAATATCGTATTCTTAAAGAATTTTAATGAATCGTTCCTTAAATTCCAAACATTTATGAAAGCTGCGTCATCTTGCAAATTATGTACTAATCTTAAATAACTCATAATAGCCAGTATCTCTTTCCTTTGGAAAAATGAATCTGTAGATGTAATATCGTAGTCAATCTCCCTTACTCTAAGTTCATTTTCAATATGAGCAGCATGTGCATTCATACGATATAATACAGATATTTCTTTTAACTCTTCTCCTTCTTCTATTAATCTCTCAATATGGTCAACTACTTTAATGGCTTCATCTTCTCTTGTTTGATATGTATGTAATGTAATTTCTCCATCTTCTTCTGAGTTTGCAATAGAATCCTGGTAATGATCAAAGTTTTCAAAATAAGGTCGTATGAATTCATTTGCAGAGTTTACAATATTTCTAGAAGAACGGTAATTAATATCCAAGTGAAGAATCTTAGCATTCCAATCCTTTTGAAATTGCATCGCATACTCTAGATTTCCCGCTCTAAAGCTATAGATTGACTGGCGAATATCATACACTGCAAATATGTTCCCTTTCTTTGCTAACAATTTTAGTAACTCATTTTGTACAAGGTTTGAATCCTGATGCTCGTCAATAAGAACATATGTATAATCCGTTAAATCTGGATTCTCCTTTAATACTTTATAGCATTCTAATAAGAAATCATCGAAATCACATAGTCGTTTCTTTTTCTTAAGTTCTTCGTATGTATGGTAAAACATTCTTAAAACTTCTTCTGTATAGTTTGTCTCTTTATAAACAAATTCATCATTCGGCATTCTCATATAGTTCTTTTGATAAGAAATCCATGATAAAACTTCTGAAGTGTTCACCTTTGAATCAATTCGCTTAAACTCGTTTTCAATTTGCCAATCCTTAATTAAATTTCTACTATTGATGTAACTCCCTGTTTTAGCTAAAATTCTTCCACATATAGCGTGAAATGTTCCTACGTGGATATCATTGAATCCCATTTTTGACAATTTATTCTTCAACTCAGTGGCAGTTTTATTGGTGAAGCTAATAGCAAGAATCTCATTTTCTGGCACTCCATGAACATCAACTAAATTCCTAACCCTTTCTAAAATTATTCTCGTTTTCCCACTACCGGCTCCTGCAATTACACCAAAAGCTCCTTCTGTAACTTCAACTGCAGCTTTCTGTTGCTCATTCAGTTCAGTCAAATAATCCTCTCCTTCATACATTTTATATTAATAATTGTAATTTATTTATATTTAAAATACAATACTTAATTATAATTAAATTACAGTATGAATTATAGCTTGTGTATTAGCTTTATATAGTGTCCTAATAAATACCCTAGCATTTACACCTTCCCTACTTTAAATCCTCACAGTAAGTCTCCTGAATACCTTAGAATTGATTATATAGACAAAGAAAATGGAGTGACAGTAATAAACCATCACTCTAAGCACTTTCACTATACATTGCTAATTCTATTTCCATTATTCTTTTCCTTACTTCTTCTACAGGAGTGCCATATTTCCTTGTATGTTTGGTAGTAATATCTGCATTATCATATTTAATTCCTCTTTTAACTGGAGGGGGTAACATTTTCACAAAAAAAGGATCTAATTGCATACCATTTATAAAAGGCATAAATATGGATTCGTAACGATTGGTTTTCATAGCTGTTTCCACTTCTATTGGCTGTAATTGTTCTTTTAAGTCATTGTATATCTTCCAATTAGTATTTTTAAATATGAAGTTATTACAACTACTAGATTTCATGATATTCCATAGTTTATCCGGTAGTTGACTTGGATTGTGGAATAACCAATTAATACACAATCTATACTTTGGACATTCAGCCATCATGGATTCAGCTAGTTCTTGGAAGCCATCGGACATAAACTGGTGTGGTTCATTGAATACAATCAATGTAGGATCATCAGTTTGGATAATTTTCTTAATCCAAAATACTTTCATTGTTAGTAAATACATAAGTATTTGAACACCTATATCTCCAATATTTACTTTTTTCATTCTAAACAGAACTATTTTTCTTTCTCTAATCCATTTCTCAATATCAATATTCTTGTTAGGCTCCTGTGCAATCATATGCTTAAAATGCGGATTACCTAAAATCATTTTCAGTCTAGTTTTTACAGTTGCTATTGCTTTTTCATTTTTAGCGTTTAAGAAATCATGATAATATTCTAAAGCTAGTAACTCATCTTCCTCTTTTACAATTTCATACATACTGTTTGCAAATTGTTTAGACTTTAGACAACAATACATATCGTAAAGATTACATTTACATACCTTGGCTATTAAAGAACAAATTTCTTGAGATGTTGTAGTATCTTCTAATCCTAATACTTTAGTGAAATTGTCCGCTATCACATTCATCCCATTAATTCCAATTAAATTTGCTACATCCTCTAATCCAAAATACACAGGGTTATTATAGTCACCTAGATTAATGTCGATTATCCTGTCACTAGTTAAGGATTCTAATAAAGAATCACACATTCCACGACCATTTCCTTTTTCATCAATTACATCTGGTATAATAGCTCCGGCATTTATTGTGTTAGCAAATTCAACTATCATATTAATAGCAGCAGTATCTTTTCCCATACGGGGAGAGCCGGTTAGAATATTTGTATTACACAATGCATCTAAGTTATCGCTTGGTAATCTTATCTCAACCTGTTTCCCTTTGTCTTCCGTATAACCAATTAAAATACCGTCCTTTTTAGTTAACATTTTATTCACAGACAATTCTTGTCTTTCGTCAATACCTAAGTCAAAGTCTTTTTGTATATTTCTTTCAGGCAATTTAATAAAGTGTTTAATTTCTTTTCTGGTCAACAAGAAGCGATTATTAAAGTTAAAGAAATAAGTCTCGATTTTTCTTCTTTCAACATATTTTTTATACCATTTATATAGTTTTTTGTTTTTAATTTGCATTTCAACTAGTTCATTGTCTCCATTTAGTTGTTTTAAAGCTAATATAATCCCTCTTGAAATCATTTCTGACCTTCTAATACTCTCGCCATTTACTATTACTCTCAAACAACAATCAAACGCTGGATTTCCTAATTTAGAATTGCTTGATTCAGAAACACTTTTACGTTTAGGAAGAGAAGAATTTCTTTTCTTAGCTTCTCTCCACCAATCAAACTCTGCAGGTTGAATGCCAAATTGTATAAAAACATCTTCACCACTTCGAATGGATTGTGATTGTTCCATTAGTTCTCTTATAGGCTTTTCCTTTAAACGTTGATCAATTGATAGTGATAACCCAGGGGTATATTTAAGTTTTAAATCAAAACATACAGTATGGTTAGTTACGTTAGGTATAGGGTTACTAACATTTACCTTGGCTGCTTTATGCCATGTAAAATTCATAGTCTGAAGTGTTTCTTCTTCAATATTTTTTGGGAAAGTCACATAGTTGGAATATTCTTTATTAGTTATTTTTGTTTCAAAGAATAACTTATTTTGAACAGGAAGTGTAATTCCATCACTATCCATCTTGAATTGGTTGGTCATATGCGCTAATTCTTGAAAAGAGTCGGAAAGATAATCTAATAGGAGATGCACTTTATCGTTTTTAGTTGATGGAGTTGGTTTTATTTGATAAGTTACTAATTCTGGTTGTTTAATTTGGAAGTTGAATTTTATTTCAGGTATTTTGACTTCTTTATGCTGCACTTCTTCAGGTATTTCTATCACTTGTTCAACTTTAGGAATAACTGTAAATTCCACCTTAATAGGAAATGTATTCTTAATTACTTTCTTTTTTATTAATGGATCATTTAAATGCCCCAACATAATAATTTTCATAAGCCAATCACAGCCTTAATAACAGAGATCGCTTTAAGTAAAAAGTAATTATCGTTTGCTTCCACAGTGTAATAAATTCCATATGGAAATCCAATTAAATATCCAAATATAAATCCAATAATAGTAAAGACTATTTTCTTTAGCATTATCCTCCCACCTTTACACTATCTTTGAAATTCATATTCTGGAATGCCTCTGTTAAAACATCATTCAACATATTTCCTATTATTGCAAATAACATAACTGCTGAAGGAATTAAGAAACATCCTGCAATTACAATGACTGAAGTCAATATGACTTGTTTACCTGCGTTACGTTTAAACAAAAATGTAATTACTCCGATAAAGAGTGCCAACGTCCCACAAACCATACTAATATCCTTGAAAACATCCCATAAGGGTTGCATACTATTCCAAATGTTCATTCCACCAGTGGTAGAAGCAAATACTCTACTTTGAGACATCATCACTCCCGATATCCCCCATAACCACGTTGCTAACTTTTTCATCTTCTTTGCTTCTTTTTTAGTCTTTGGTAAGTATTCGGATATATCTATAATTTCACGATGTATTTGTTCGTTGATTTCTTCGCCATTAATCCTTATGATCATTTTTCTTTTCCTCCATTCTTTTTACATGTTTAAAACCGAAAGCCCAGTAAACAATAGTTGTAAAAAGCATACCGAAAAAAGGAATCATCATTTCACCCACTTCAAAGAATAATTTAATTATATTTAGGAGATATTAAAAACAAGACAAGATGGAAAGGTGGAATCTAAGATGATAACTGCGACTTTAATTGGGGTTGGTTTAACGTTGATTACAATTGGATTATTACCGTTCTAAACAAGCTATCTAAAATTTTCCCTACGTCAAAAGGTTTTATCCTTCGGGAAAATTATATGATTTGCATGTTGGAAAATATGACTGTTTTTATAAATTGAGTAATAATTACCCCTCCCTCTTATTTAGGAGGGGATAGTTTTAATTTTTCTAAAACAGTCTCAGGTGTCATTCCTTCTTTTATTAGTAAATCAATAGTAGAATACCACTCGATAATTATTCTTTTACATTCTGTGCAGATACTTGGAAATTTGTTTACACCTTTATATTCTCGATTACACGATTTACATTTATGCTGATAAATTTTCATATTATCACTCCTGCTGTGGCGAATATTTTCAAATATTGCTAGAAATAAATAGATATCAACGAAGATATTTATTAAAAACATCGGTAGGATTACTTTTTGCCTTAACGCTACTACTTCTTGCTGGAATTACGCTTTTCTTTCTAGCTTTTGGCTTATACTCAACAACTTTGATTTCATTAAGAGTATTCTCTTCTTCATCTGCTAATGTATCTAATTCTTGCATTCTTGAGTTAATCCAAGGTAGACCACTAAGGATAGAAATTACTTCTCCTCTTTTCTCTTTATAGTTTCCTTCAAAAAGATCATAAGGACGCTTATTTTTAAAAACATTAAATATTTCATCATAATCCATAAGTTCCATTAAGTAGTCATCTCCATTGAAAATAACTCCCGCTCTAATTACTTGATCGTATTCAATAGGAGCGAATATACTGTTAATCCATGATTCTTGTATTTTCTTAGCAAAATGATTAGTTGTTAATGCTGTCCCTGAAACATCCATCACTTTTGCTACACCTATGACTGACACTCCTTTCACCGAGAATATTTGTCGCAAATCTTTTCTATCAATCACTCCATTTTCACTGCTTTTATTTGTGTATTCTAGCAGCTTATTAATCATTGAAATGAATTCCTCGTTAGTTTTCTTATAAATGATATTTTTAGAGATAAAAGTGTTACTATTGGTTAGGACTGTATTGTTGTCAATTGGAATAACGCAAAAGTCTAAATCGGATAATTCACTAAGAGCCTCTAACGAATTTAGTTTATTATTGAGTGTTTCATTGTTGGCAGGTAAAATCGGACAAGCTACAAATGTCTTATCAGGCATCTCGTTAGATAGTATTTCTAATAATAACGAGCTCATCCCTGAACCACTTCCCCCACCTGTACCGAATGGGACTAAAATAACTTCAATTGATGGTTTGGATAAATGCTTTTTAACAAAGTTTACAGTTGACTCCCAGTTATCTCTCATTAATTGTTTTGCTAATTCTCTATCTTTACCTACTCCTTCGCTACCTAATAAAGAGTGAATCATATCTTCAGGTATATTAGTAATTGATTTTAAATCAGTTTCTGAGTAATTTATCGCTACACTAGTGTAAAAATGCTTAGCTGCTAAATCAGCAATGTTTCCTCCCGCTTGCCCAAGACCTATGAATCCAAAATACATATATTATTCCCCCTCATTTTCCAATTTGATTTGTAACGCTTCTATTCCTCTTGGTGTAACGAACATCTTAAATTCCTTTTCTTCTCTTACTATTTCAATAAATTTCATTGGTTCTAAACGATAAAGGCATTTTCTTAGTGTCGCTTCTGTGATCCTTGCATCACTGTTTAACATGTCTTCTGCAACTTTTCTTCTTTTGATTGATTTAAATTTCTCAGTTGCATTGTTCTCTGTTAAATAACTGAGCAAAAAGAAATCCTTAACTGTTAGACTGTCTACTATTTCGTAAAAATAAGTATCGGTAATTATGACGACTACCTCCTTCATCTTTAAATATTTTTGACTATCGCTAGAAATAGTTGAATATTTTCTATGATATTCGTCTATCTGATTTAGAGTATAAACTTAAAAACAAGCAGTACGCAAGAGAAAAATATAAATTTAGCTGTACTTTTATAAAAATAATTGTACTTTTCTTAATAGACTTGCTATAATCATTTTAGACAAGTATATTTTAAAGGAGGGTAGAAACAATGGGGGAACTTATAATGTTGGAATCAAAACTAAAGATAAAACTAGCAGAAGCTAATATGAGTAATACCGAACTTGCTCAAAGATTAGCTGTCAGCAAACAGACAATAACTAATTGGAAAAATGGTCATAACAATCCACCGATTGAAACAGCATTCAAAATTGCTTACATATTGAATTGTAAAGTTGATGATTTATTTGTATACATAGACGATGAAGAATAATTTGTTTCTTCCCTCTCATCGTTTTAAATATAATTAAATTGACAAAGACTTAATTTGTAATGTAAAATATAGACAAGGGATATTTTAATTTTTTACTTTTAAATATAATTAAATTACAAATAAGGAGGTGAAATGAATGGTCAGCAAGATGAAACGACATACTTTAAGTGAGGTGATAAGTTATGTTGAGGAAATGATGCTAGAAGGATCTGCTTCTTACGAAATGGAACTCTTTTATCAGGTGTTTAAGTGGCAAGGCGAATACATAGATACAAAGAAACATAGAAAGCTAATTAATGAGATTATTAGAGAAATGAATGAATGCAACGGTTTCTAAATATAAATAAATTACAAACAGGAGGAAGAACCGGAATAAAAGTTATAAAAATTGAAAACCCTTATGGTTTTATTTACATAACAACAAATCTTATTAATGGAAAAAGATACATAGGTCAAAAACAATTCGATACTAAATCTAGGTGGAAATCTTATTTAGGAAGTGGTCTTTATCTAATTAAAGCTATAAATAAGTATGGGAAAGAAAACTTTATTAGAGATATAGTTGACATCGCCTTTTCTCAAGATGAATTAAATGAAAAAGAAAAGTCATGGATTACAAACTATAATGCTGTAAAAAGCATTGATTTCTATAACCAAATTGAAGGTGGTATTTTATTAGACTCTTTAAATAGAAAAAATTCTATTAAATGTATATGTATAAATAATGGCATGGTTTTCAATTCGTTAGCAGCTGCTTCGATATGGTCTGGATATTCTGTAGTTAAAATTAAAAAGACACTACGTATAGTTAATAGATATGAAGACTATAAGAATAATATCTATATATTTAGATTGCTTAATAATCTAAATATATCTGAGCCTATTTGTCGATTATGTGGTAAAAATTATACCAAAAACAGTAATGCTCAAATTATGTGTATTACCTGTTCCATCAAGAATGGAAAAAGGTCAAAAAACAATAAAGTTACAAATAAAAAGAAAACTAAACAATATTCAAGTCCTATGAACTTACTTACTAGGAAAAGTTTCCTGGTACTGAATTCAAATAACATTTTAACATTAAATATTTATGATAAGTTAGACCAACAAAATCGACAAGTGACTCTATATAGTTTAGATGATTTTAATAATTTATTTAAAGGTCAAAAATTTTCACTTATTAAACCTAATAAATTTGAAAATAATATGTTTCTTGTTGAAGTAATCGGTGTCTAAATAAAAAAAGGAGGTAACTTATTGAACAGTCATCAATACTACACTTTCAAATTCAACTCTTCTCGACTAAAAGAATTTAACTACGACATTCAATTAGATATTGAAAAAGCTATTGAATATGGAGAGTTAATTGCCCTGTTTGAAAATCAGTTTATAAGATCAATAAATTACATACATAATAGAAAAGTAAATATTAGTCTGGTGGAAAGCTTAAAGAAACAAAAAGATGACATTCTTAAGAATACTCATTCTGATAGTAACGTAATAAAACTTAAAGAAATAAATCGACAATTACATGAGTTATTTTTCGTTCCAGAATATGTAACAATCGTGATGGAGAGTAATTCACATTACAAATACATGTTTAAAAATAAGTTAAAAATTAATGGTAAGACATTTAGAAGGTTTAACTCTTCTGCTTCTCAGGCTCGAACTTCTACAGTGTTATTTATTGAAGATGAAACAGCAGATAAGTTAGAGAAGATTATTGATAATGGTAGAGATTTAACAAAGAAACTTGTACCAAGCAAATTAAATGCTTATCGAGGATTAGCTGGAAGTAGTACTCTAACTGTATCTGCTCCCAAATTTTGTGTAGTGCCGGACTATGAGAGCCCTACTGAAGTTAAGGTTAACTTTGTTACTGAGACAGATAAACATGAAGATGATGAGATTGAAGTCAAAACTATCACTGAAATGTTTAACCGTTTTGATGGTCAAGGCATTATTAGTGTTGAATTAGCTACAAAATGGGCTGAAGAATTAGGATTGGATTATATACCTGCTCAATGGTGTTTGAGGAACAGCTTTTTAAAAGGTATGGTCTGTACCTTTGATATTAAGAAATTTATTCAAGAAGTTAATAATGGTAATTCATACATTAAAACATCCTACAAAGATAAAAATGGTAAAAATAAAATTGTGAATCTTAATGAATATGAACTAATAATTTCGGAAAGTCAATTCAAACTTTGGGATTCGTGGAACTCTGTTGAAAATTATGCAAAGTGTTGCGAAGAAAATCATCTCCAATGGGGAGTATCCTTACATAGTCCTAAGAAGGACAAAGATTTACTTAAAATGAATTATCAATTTTTACAAACATTAAACTTAGATGAAGAAGCAATTGAGAAAGTATGCGGGAAATTTGTTGATTGGATTACTGGTGTTACTTCGAAAGATATTAATCAAACATTATTGTTTTTACTTGGTGATAATGTCAATGAAGATAAATTAAATCATTTCTTAGAAAATAGCGATAATAACTGGGTAAAAGCTTTGTTGTATCAACCCAAACTAATCCATGACAAATACATAAAAAAGAAAGTTTATGATTTGATTAAGAGAAAAATACAACATGCTTGTCTAGGTGAAATTTATGTAGATGGTAATTTCCAAACAATTGTTAGTGATCCTTACGCTCAAATGCAACATGTTTGTGGATTGGAAGTCACTGGATTATTAGGAAGAAATGAATACTATTCTAGCTATTGGAATGAAAAAGGTGTTAAAGTTGTCGATTCTATGAGAGCCCCCCTTACCTTTCGTAGTGAGCATGTATTATTGAATTTACAACAAAGTGAAGTACTGGATGATTGGTATAGGTATTGTTATACAGGTATATTAGTTAATGTTCACGGAGAAGAAACAATGAGATGGGCAGGTTCTGATTTTGATTACGATATTATAGCAACAACTTCGGATGAAAGTATTATTAACGGAGTTTACAACGATGAATTACCTGTTACTTACACGCCTCCTAAATCAGATAAAAAAATAGTAAATGATAAAGATCTATTTAAGTCAGATTTATTTAGTTTTGGAAGTATCATTGGTTCAATAACTAACAAATCAACAAGTGGATTTGCCCTCCTTCCTACTTTAGATGAAAAATCTTTAGAATATGAAGTAACTATGAATCGAATAAAGATGTGTACAAAATTACAATCTGCACAGATTGATAAAGCCAAAATTGGTAAACAGGTAAAAGGACTTCCTTCAAAGTGGCTGAAATATGAAAAAGTAACTGACGAAGATTCTCCAGAAATTAAGCAAGCCAAAGAATTCAACAATAAATTACTGTTAGATAAACACCCTTACTTCTTTATTTATCTATATAAAGGAACTAGGAACAAGTATAAAAAACATGTTGCTAGTTATAACATCACTTCTTTACAACGTTTTGGAATGGAATTGCATGATTTAAAAAAGGTGGATAGAAAAACACCAGAACAACATAAGTTTATTAAGCAGTTCGAACATTACTCACCCGTGATAGATAGTGATTGTGTAATGAATAATCTTTGTAAATACATAGAGTCTGTTGATTTTGGAATTAAAAATATATTAAAAATCCATGACGATAACGAGTCATATAAACTATTACAATCTGAGAATTTCAACATTGATAAAGAAAAGCTAGAACAAGTAATTAATCTACATAAGAGATATAAAAAGAGTATCAATCAATTATCAGCTTTAAGCACATCGGCAGATAAAAACAAGTTTGATGAAAATAAGCAAGGTAAAGTACTAGGTCAATATGAATCATTTCAACAAGATCTTTTGGAGATTTGTTCAAATGAACGAGAAGCTGCGGAGTACATGATTCATTTATTTTACATTGATTCCCCTATTGCTAATAAGGAACTGCTTTGGAAAGTGTGTGGAAAGCAGATTGTAGATAATATTAAAAGTAAAACCACATCCTATACTGTCCCAATTAGTGATGAAAATGGCAATTATGAGTATTTGAACAAGAAATATACTTTAAAAAAGGTGGAATTATTAAATGTATAAATATAACGAGAAAAAATATGTGGAACATATATTAAAAAATGGCTTTAGTTCTAAACATATTAATAATGAAATAAGATTATTAGCAATTCATTATAAAGAAAAAGGAATGACTGAAGAAGATCGTGAAAAAGAACTTTATGATTTCTGTGAGAAAAAAATGCAGTCATTTGATAGAGTTGAATACTTTAAAAAAATTAACTCAGCTTTAAATCATGCGAAAAAATTAGAGAGTAAACTAGTTGAAGTTGATGAAATATACATTAATAAAAAAGAATTAAATTACATAGATATATTAGAACTGTCTCACGAATACAAAAGAATAATCTTCACCCTTCTCTCTTTAAATAAGTTAAATAAAGAAATTCAAAAACAGAGAGATCCTAAGAAATTAAATAATGAACATTACTTCGGTGGTTCAAACAAGAACTATAAAGAATTAATTGATGCTTCAAAAGTGCCAATGAAAAGCAAAAAAATACATAGTATCATTAGTGAATTAGCCTCATTAGGGATTGTTGAGATACGTGGGAATGGTTTTATTAAGTTGTCATTCGTTTATGATTTAGAATATGGAGAAACTGTGATAACTATAAAAGATTATGAAGAGATTGGTTACTATTATGATTTATATAAAGGTACTAATCGAGTTAAAGAGTGTGAAGAGTGTAAAAAGCCAATTAAAGTAAACGGAAAATATAAAAAATATTGTCTTGCTTGCTCTAAAGAGAAAGAAAAAATTAGAAAGAAAGTGTGGAAAAAAGTTAACAAAAATAAAGGTAGCGAAGTTTAGAAACGCTGAATCCCTTGATATATCTAGGTTTTTAGCATACTAGGTAAAATTGTACTATATGAATAGGAATACAATAAAACTATCATTTTATATTTTTAAATATAAATAAATTACACCAAGGATAGGTAAATAACATCCCCTCACTTCCCTCCTATCCTGCCATAAGAAATTAAAATACTAAATAAGGGGTTTTATTAATGGGAAACAAATATGGTGACATTCGTTGGAAATGGTTAGCTGAAAAAGGTTTTAATGTTCTATCAGATAAACATCAGTACGCTTATATGCAAAGTCTATGGAGTCCCGTTGATATTGTTCATGGATGTTTTTGTAATAGTCCGGCAGGCACAGGAAAAACAACATTAGCTGTCTTAGCTGGTATTTATGAAGTTGAAAAAGGAACATATGATAAGTTAATTTACATAAGAAATACTGTTGCAGTTCGTGATCAAGGATTCTTACCTGGAACAACAGAAGCTAAAGAATCGCCTTTTATGCAACCATTAATTGATGCGATGGATTATGTCCACCCTTCCCTTTTTGAAAAGTGGTCTAATGGCGAAGAAGGAATTCCGAAAGTTTATGCCATGTCTAGTTCTTACAGCAGAGGTGTAACATTTAAGAACGCATATGTAGTAATTGACGAGAGTCAAAATTTTGATTTACATGAACTACAAACGCTTTTAACAAGAGTAGATTCTACCTGTAAGGTAGTAGTGATTGGTTCCACACTTCAGGTTGATAACACAAAGCTTAAAAGATATGGTGGTTTAACGCCATTTGAAGTTTATATGAAACATTTTGAAGGATTTAATGTTACATATCATAAATTGGAAACTAACTATCGTGGAGCGTTCAGTTTACTAGCTGATCAAGTTTTAGATACTGTAAATAGATTACAAGAGGTAAAATAGAATTTTAAAACGTAGAACTGTTAATTCTATAGTTTAATAGTAATTAGACTGTCTTTCTAATTAATTTTTAGAAAGGTGAATTATTGTGAATTCTAAAGAAATCATTGAAAAATATAACAGCGGAATAGGAATTTCAACGTTAGTCAAGAACTACAATGTTTCTCAAAATAAAATTTATCAAATTTTAAATAATAATAACGTATCGATTAGAAATAAAGGTGGACGTAAGACATCTTTGTCTAATCATCAAATTACAGAAATCGTAGCTCTATATAATAAAGGATTTTCATTGAGTAAATTAGAAAGTAAATTTAAAATCAGCAAAGAGAGAATTAAGACTATTTTGAGAGAAAATGGCATTATAGTTAGAGGATATAATACATATAAAAATATACCTGTTGGTAGTAAATATAATAGGTTGACGTTGTTAGAAGAATTGAAAGAGAGAAAAAACAAGAAAATTCAATGGTTGGTTCAATGTGAATGTGGTAATCAGAAGGTAGTATTAAAACCAGACGTGCTTAGTAATAAGACTAAAAGTTGTGGATGTTTAAAAAAATGAAGGTCGTTTAGTATACGATGACCGTGTTGAGTTAGTTATGAGAAATTTATTTACCGAATACAAAAACAGTGCCCGAAAAAGATTCTATCTTTTTGAACTAGACTTTATAGAGTTTAAACAAATAATTAACAAAAATTGTTACTACTGCAATTCCCCTCATTCATCAATAAGAACTGATGAAAAGACAGGGGTTAAAGTATCCTACATGGGAATAGATAGAAAGAACAATTCAGAAGGTTATAGTTTAGATAATACTGTTCCTTGTTGTATTACTTGTAACATTATGAAAAAAGACATGGATATAGATGTATTTTTAAGCTTAATTGAAAAAATCTTTTTAAATACACAACAAAAATAAATTAAATATACAAATTATACTTCTCCCCTTCTCACTCGATTAGGGGAATATTTTTGTTTAAGGATATAAAAGGAGGAGCTTTACAAATGGCAAAAAAGAAAAATCTAGACACTAAGACAAGTAATAGAGTTGGCATTCTTAATATTGATGATTTTACAGTTGTTAATATTGATGAAAAAGATGGTGGAGAATTCACCTATGATTTAAAGGAAATGCTGAAGCAATTTGATGGCAGAAAAGTTTCTATTACTGTTTCATATGAAGATGACGCTCCTGTTATTGAGGAGGTCTAATAGATGACAGAATATAATTTTGATAGATTACAAGGTGAAACAGACTTCGATCATTTGAAACGTGTAGCAATTGATAAGCTAAACAAGTTACACAATATGGATTGGTTGGATGTTAAGGAAATGTTTAATTTCCAACACAGTGCTGAATCGCTCCGAAAGTATGCTTCTGGGTGGAAGTTGGAGATGGAAGCTAGAGAAATTGAACAGCTTAATTCTAATGAAGATATTCCTTACAAAGAAACTACTGAAATTATGGCTAATGGTTCTCATAAATCTGACAAACTTTTAAGAATGACTTCTGAACAGTCAAAAGATGTTGATTACCTCCTCTCTGCTCATGGATTTGATAGTGAAGCATGGGAGCTAGTTAATGCTAAGAATAATATTTGGAATGTACATAGTAAGCAAGATGGTGTTCAAACTTTATATTCTAGTAAAATAACAGTTAAACCAAGGGTTTGTGGATTTGATTATGAGAAATTTCTAGAAAAGGCTAAAAAGGAAATTGTACCTGTACATATTAAAGAGAAAACTTCTGATGGTACAGGATTATTAGAAATTCCTTTATTCGATATGCACTTTGGTGTAAATACATATAACGACTATTTAGTTGCGAAGGAAAATATTATCTCAAAGATTACAAGTAAGAAATGGGATAAGATTTTCTTTATAATTGGGCAAGATCTCTTGCACAATAATGGATTTGACGGTAAAACTTCTAGCGGTACTCCTATTGAACAAGTTGATATGGATAAAGCTTGGGAGGATGCATTTAAATTCTATTGTGAGTTAATTAATCTAGCACAAGATAACTCACGAACAGTTGAATGCAGTTACTCTATTGCTAATCATGATGATTCTATGAGTTGGGCTTTTGTAAAATGTTTAGAAGTTAAATTCCCCGATGTTGAATTTGATACATCTAAGAAAGTTAGAAAATCATTTCAATGGAATGGAATCTTTATTGGTTATACTCATGGTCATAAAGGTGCTAATAGACTTCATGAAAACTTCCTATCTGATTTCGGTAAGCAAATGGCAATTGCTGATGTTGTGGAAATACACAGTGGACATCTGCATACTGAAGCAGCTAAGGATAAGTTTGGAGTGTTAGTTAGAACGTTGAGTACCAAGGGTAAGACAGACGATTGGCATGATTCTAATGGATTCATAGGAGCTCATAAGAGATTTCAATTGTTTGAGTACTCCCCTTCTACCCTCGATGCTATTTATTATATTTAATACTAAAAATAAATTACATAAGGTATGATAGTTTGTTAATAACTATCCGCTTCCTCCCTATTATATTCGTGGAGGTAATGACATGGAAGATTATCCAAATTTAGTATTAATACCAGATAATTCTGAAACATTGGAAGATATAATTGAAGATTTTACTGAAATGATTAGTTATAACCTTAACAAAGGTGTTTCGGTGAAAGAGTTTTTAGAATTATTTGCAGAAGAAGTTTCCTATTGGTCATTAAAACAATACTTAATTACTTCAGCTAGACAAACACTATCTAATTTAGAAGAAGTTTGTCAGTTTGAAAATGACTTTTTAGAAGACTTAGACGAATAGTTTAAAATTAAGGTTTTATTTTGACTTATACATACTTTATTCCCAAGGTCGAGGAGATTAATTTCTCCTCGGCTTTTTAATTTAATCCATTCCCAGTGAACATTTGCTGAGTATTTTTTTTTGGGTGTGCTTACACCTTCTTCTCCTTTTATTGCTCGTTTAAGTGCTTTCTTGAAATGGATTAACTCTGGATTATTTTAGAAAGGAGATACAAGAATGGCTACTAAGAAAGATCCAAATAAGTATTTACGCTGTATGTCATGTGATAATGAAAAAATTAAAGAAACTAGTTTCTATAATACTAAGAATAAGCTATATGAGAAAATCGGGAAACTACCTATTTGTAAAGCTTGTTTGAAAAGTACTGTAAATTATGATGATATGGAAAGCATTTATTCGATATTAAGACAATTTGACATCATGTTTGATGTAACACATTGGGAGTCTGCTGAAAACAGTAAAACTGATACTTTTGCAACATATATGAGAATGGCTAATTCTCTTTCCAATTTCGATGGAAAAGGATGGAAACACAGTACATTTAACAACACTCCTTCATCTTCTAATACAAAAATTACTGATTCACAAGAACTTTCACAAGATGAAGTTAATGAAAATATCGATATTGAACATTTGGAATATCTAAAAGAAAAGTATGGCTATGGATATCCTGATGACGAGTATTTCTTATTTGAAAAGAAATTCAACCAATTAAAACCGAGCTTCCAGTTAGTTACTACAATGCATGAAGAATGCTTAAGGGAATATTGTGTAAACAAAGTTAAGGAAACTTTAGCTAAAGCTAGAGGAGACTTCAAAGAAGCTAAAGATTGGGCTGCAATGGCTAAAGATACTGCCGAAGCAGGTAAATTAAAACCTTCTCAAATGAGCAAAGCTGATTTATCACAAGGATTAGATGGTTTTGGACAGCTTGCGAGAATGGTCGAAGAGAAAGTTGACATTATACCAGTTTTACCCAAATTCACGTCACAGCCTAAAGATAAGCCAGATATTGTGTTATGGTGCTATATAAATTATGTTCGTGATTTAAAGGGGTTAGCAGAAGCAGATTATAAAGATATTTATGAATTTTACGAGATTAGAAGAAAAGATTACGAAAAACAAGAGTTAGATAGCGATCCTTCTATGAGGGAGGAATAACTGTGTCTAACTATAAAAATTTCCAAAATGATAATTTTAAATATACGAAATCAAGTTCTAGACTTGATGATAACCCTAACTTTAACTCCCCTGTTCAACCAAATGAATATAAAATGGACTCATTTGAAAGAAATTTAGATAAATGGGTAGAGTTTGTTCAATGGTCAAGATGGTTCCCTGATTTATGGTATGACTTAATAAAGCCTGAAAAAGGCGGAATGAGGCTAGATTTAGACCAGAGAGTGTTCCTACGTGCAATGAGTAGATTTGTTAGTACCTATGGAGTGTTCCCCCGTGGGTTTGGAAAAACTATGTTGGAATTAATGTCTATATATCACACATGTATATGGTTTCCTGATATTACAATTGCTATGTCAGCTCAAACAAAAGAGAATGCCGCATCAATTAGTGAAGAAAAACACAATGAAATAATGAAGTGGTTTCCATTGATGAAAAACGAGCTAGCTAAATCGCCTAGTTTCACAAAGGATAGCGTTGAAGTTATTTTTAAATCAGGCGGTACTTATTCAATACTAGCAAATGCTCAATCTACAAAAGGACAGCGTAAAAGAAGATTAAACGTGGAAGAATCAGCATTATTAAATAACGAATTATTCAAAGATGTATTGGAACCAGTTGTGAACGTACCAAGAAGGACTATCGGCGCTTTATCCGCCGTCAATCCATATGAATTAAATGGAATGATTAATTATTTAACAACTTCTGGATATCGTGGATCTGATGAATTTAACAGAATATTAAATATGTTGGATGAAATGGCTGATTTGAAAGGTAAAATTGTCTTAGGGGCAAGTTGGGAGCTGCCTTGTCATTTCGGACGTGGGGAAACAAGAACTCAAATTCTAGCTAAAAAGAAAGATCCTACTACTTCTGCCACTGCATTTGCCATGAACTATGAATCTAAATGGGTCGGAGCTACCGATGGAGCATTAATTAATATATCAAAGCTATTAAAAATTAGAACTTTAAAAAAAGCTGAGTTATTTTGTCCTAAAGATAAAAAAGGTAACTACGAGTTGAATGAATATATATTTGGCATTGACGTAGCACGAAGTAACTCCCAAAGTAATAATAAAACTGCTATTGTAGTTTTGAAGATAATTAGAAGTAACAATGGAGTAATTAGACAAATTCAACTAGTAAATATTATAGAACCACCAAATGGACTTAGTTTTAAAGAACAAAGTATTATAGTTAAACGGTTGTTTTATAATTACGGTGGAAATTTGGATTTATCAAAATCTAGAGTTAAAGCAATAGTTATTGATGGAAACGTAATTGGTAAAGGGTTAATTGATAGACTCTTAGAAGAAGTGACCGATACTGAAACAAATGAAGAACTTGGTTGCTTTGCTACTATCAATACTGATCAAAAACCTGATGTACCTACTGCGCCAAAAGTAATTTATGATTTAACTGCACAAGGAATAAACGGTGATATAATCCGAGCATTTATTGATTATGTTGAAACTGAAAAGTTAAAAATGTTAAAGGTGTATGATGATATTAAGAACAAATCCACCTCTACTCAAGCTGATACAGATGAAGAAAGAGCGCATATACACACTCAATATTTAATAGATGAAGTTTCGAATTTAAAACTTAAATCCACTCAAAAATCCATAACTGTTGAACAGGTTCAAAAAAAGATAGACAAAGATAGATATTCTGCATTGGCGTATGCATTATATTACATATTCCTATTTTTAGAACGGGAAGAAGTTGTTGAGTATGATTCTGATGACGAAATAGTATACTTCTAATATAAAATAAATAACAAAAAAGTTAGGAGGTGTAAGATGACTGAGCAACTTATTAAAGAAATAGATATTGAATCGGAAGAATACAAAAGAGCCTTTAATGACTATTCAGAATATGTGGGTACTTATATGGAAGGATTTGTAGCAAATTTATTTTCTAATGGGATAGTAACAGAAATCGGGGCAGATAAATTAAAAGAATACTTTTCAAACCCAGATAAATTCCAAAAAGAAATTGAAGATTTAGCCCAATATTATTACATTACTACTGCAGAAACGCATCAACTATTTGAGCTAGTTGAATCTTTACCGACATTGAATTATAAATTAGACTCTTTCGATAAACCGAAAAACAACGACAAACACATATCTACTTTAAATAAGATACTACATAAAGTTAAACATAAAAAACTAACAAGAGACTTATTGAAACAGACAACTGCTGCAGGAACACTAGTCGGCATGTGGATTGGTGATAAATCAAAACCACACCCTTATATTTTTGATGAAATGAAGTATGTCTTCCCTGCGTATAGACAAAACGGCGATTGGTTATGCGTAATTGACATGGGTTGGTTTAGTGAAATGACAGATTTTAATCGCAACATTCAATTTAGAAACCTATCCCCTTTCGTGACTAAATCTGATTATGATAAATACTTAGAAAATCCTATTGATTACCAATATAAAGATTTACCTCAAGATAGAACTTTTACATTGAGAACTGGTACTTTAAAAAGAAACCAAAGTTTAGGAACTTCCTGGATTACTCCGGGATTATATGATGTTTTACATAAAAAGAAATTAAAAGATGTTGAAAGTTCTATAGCTAATAAAATTATTAATGCTGTAGCAGTATTAACTGTTGGTAGTGAAAAAAATCCTGAATATGCCAATATGAAATTAAACCCAAAACTTAAAAAGAAAATCCATTCCGGAGTTAAAGCAGCGTTAGAGAAGAATCAACAAAACGGTGTTACAGTTGTAACGATACCTGAATATGCGGATTTAACCTTCCCAGATGTTAAAGCAGATGGATTGGACGGCGATAAATTTGAACATATCAACAATGATATTCAGGCTGGCTATGGTATTTCTGGAGCGATACTTAATGGTAATACAGGAAATTACTCTACTGCTAAATTGAACTTAGATACAATTTATAAGAGACTAGGCGTATTACTTGAAGATATTGAACAAGAAGTTTATCAAAAATTGTTTAATTTAGTTCTCCCCTCCTCTCAATCAGATAATTATTATCTCGTTTATGACAAAGAAACTCCGTTGACACTAAAAGAAAAATTAGATGTATTGATCAAACTTAATGATAAAGGTTGGTCTATTAAGCATGTTGTTGATCATTTGGCTGGCGTTTCATGGGAATCTTATCTTGAACAAACATTGTACGAGACTGAGGAACTTAAGTTACAAACTAAAATTAAACCTTATCAATCGACATATACAATGTCTGATAGTAACGGGGGTGCTCCTTCTGTTGAAGATCCGACAAACGAAAACACTATTCAATCTAAAACTATAGATGGGAACAACTCCCCTACTTAGTTATTTTCTCTCTTTAAGGAGGTGAGATATTGGAAAAAAAGAGAGCATTATTTGATATTAAATTAAATTCTATCCAGGATACTGATAATCCGACTAAAAAAGAAGTCGAGTTTATACTACATGATTTCGAAGTTAGTCATAATAATTCAATAATCTCAAAAGAGACTGCATTAAAGACCTTACATACTTTAAAAGATATGCCTATTGTTTGTAAATATCATCCAGTTTCAGTTAGTGGTGCAGATGATGATGCTCTTGGCTCTCATGAACTTTATTTGGATCAAGACAGAAAATCTGGTGACACCATATTAGGATTGGATACAGTACCTATAGGAGTTTTTACTGAAGATGGTTACATATCGACTATTCTTGATGAAAATGGTCAAGAAAAAGAAGTTGTAATTGGTAAAGGAATATTATGGGCTTCTAGATTCCCTAATGTCATTGGTTTACTAAAAGAATGGAACGATAGTGGAATTGATGTAGTTTCAAGTATGGAGATTCTATATGATAGTTACTTGTTTAAAGATGGAGTTGAAGAAATCCTTTCATATGTGTATGAAGGACACTGTATTTTGAACTCTGAAGAACGTGGTAATCATCAAAAAGTCTACCCTGCTTATGACGTTTCTAAGATAACAAAATTAGTTGCTCAAGCAGTTAATCAAGAAAATATTGATAAACAATTGAACGACAAGGAGGTTAATAAAGTGGAAAAATTTAAGAAAGTGTTTGAATTATCGCATAGTGATATACGATCAAAATTATATGCTAAATTGGATGCCACACTTGGCGAAAATGAAGATTCGTGGATTTCAGATGTATACGAAACTTACTTTATTGTGAATTTATATAGTTGGTCTGAAGAAAATTCGTATGATAAACACTTTAAGTTAAACTATACAAAATCAGAAAATGATGTTGAAATTGATTTTGATTCAAAAGTGGAAGTATTTCTAACTCGGAACTGGGAAGAGATTGTTCCTGAATCTGTTCAATCTCAACTCAACGAGAAAGATCGGACTATTACTGAGTTACAAACACAAGTTAATAGTTTAACAGAAACGAAAAATGATATTGAAAACAAATTCAATAGTGCTTCTGAAAAGGTTGTTGAACTAACTACTAAAGTTTCTGAATTAGAACCTTTCAAGACTCAATTTGAAGCGAAACAAAATGAGGAAAAACTTAATGAGAAGAAAGAATTCTACTCTAAGAAATTTGAAGCATTGAAAGCAAGTGATACATTTGCTTCAGATGAAGTTCAAGAACTATTAAATAAATCTATCTACGAAAATGAAGATGGTAAACAAGCAATCTTACAGTTAAACAGTATTTTAGTAGATTTAGTAGTATTTGAACAAGCTAAACCAGAGGAAAGTATTATCAGAGAAGTTTCTAGTAAGAGAGAAAACCTCATTCCTGCTAGTGATGACTTTGATAGTAGATATTCAAAATAAAACAATTAAATTACAAATTGGAGGAATAAAACAATGGCAAGTCGTATTTTAAAAGCCTTAACTGAGGTAGGCACTCATACTGTTGGTAACTTAAATTCTATGAAAATCAAAACACTAGCGCATGGTGCTTTAGTTGAAGGAGCAGATATTGATAACTTCACACTTGTTGAACTTGGTTTCAATGCTGATGGAGAACGTACTGCGAAACAATTATCAGCTATTGATAAGAAGGCATACTTAATTGCTACTCCTGAAGTGAGATATTTAGGTGAAGCAATGGTTGATTTCTATAACGGGGTTGGAGAACGTGCGAGAATCGTAATTTTCGAACCAGGTTATACTCGATTTGAAACATCTGCGTTCACATTAAATACTGGCGTTTCTGCGGTTGCTAAAGGACAGGTTGCTCACTTTGATCCTGCTACTAAGAAATTTATTATTTCTGAAGTTGGATCAGCTCATGAAGATTACGCAGGATCTTCTGCTAAGTTCTTAGTAGTAAATAGTGAAGATGACATGGAATACACTTTAGGTGCTGCAACTGTGCGTCTTGAAGTAATTGAAGCCTAATTTTAAAAATAACTTATAAGGAGATTTAATAATGACACTTGATAACTCAAAATTAAAAGGCTTGTTTAGCCGTGTATACAATAACAAAATGGAAGAAAAGGATTCAACTGATATTAAAGCTTATATTACTAAAGTATTCGGCGATGGTTCACAAACTCCAGATCCTTCTGCATTGCATCAATTTAACACTTTAGTTGTAGAAATGGCAGATGAAATTGCAAAACCTATGGTGACTAACCTTCTTTCTTTATTTGCTAAAGTGGAAAATCGTAATCGCGGTGATTTAGTAGAATTAAAGATTCCACAAAAGAACAAAGCTAAGGTAGTTTGGTCTGCTGTTGGTTCTGGTGTAGATTTAGTACGTGTAGAAGGTAAAAAGTCTATTGTAGCAGTTCCTGTTCACCTATCTACTGGTTTCTATTATGAGCCACTTGATTTAGTTAAGGAATCAGAAGAATATTTCCGCAAATTAATCAATGACGTTGCTAATGCAAAAGTACGTTTATTCCTTGATAAGATCAATGAGCTTACTGCTACAGCTATTACAAGTGGTAAGATCCCAGGTAAAAACGTTGTAACAGGTGCTAACTTGACAATTGCACAATACAATAAAGTGGCTTCTGTACTTCAACGTTATGGTGGTCGTCCTGTATTTGTTGCAGATGCTTTATTGATTGACTATTTTGCTATGCAACAAGCTACAGATTCTACTTTGAAAAACCTTTTAACTGATGGTATTAAAGATGAATTATTAACAGCATTAAATCCAGCAACTATCGCTCGTACTACTGCGGTCAACTTGGTAAACCCATTCACTGATGCTACTAACTCTAAAGTTGAGCTTCCAGTAAATAAAGGTTACATGTTTGCCGGTGGAGTAGAACAAAAACCATTCTCTATCGTTGAGTATGGTGGATTACGTCAACAAACTGCTACAGATATTGAAGATGAAAGAGTTATGATGAAAATTACTCAAGATGTTGCAGTTAACCTATTATTTGGTGAGGCTATCGGGATTATTGAAGAGCAATCTGCAGTTACTTTATAATTTTTTATAAAAATAAATTACAAGGGGTAAGAAAAAACTTACTCCTTTCTTAGGATAATAAGGAGGATATTTTATATGACAGATAAAGTTAAATTAGGTAGATATAGAAACACATCTTATTTTGTTAGATATGATGGGGATGGATCAAATCGTCAGTATACATGGAATGGTAGTAAAAATGGTAAACCTGATGTAAAAGAAGTACCTCGTGAGGTAGTTGAATGGTTAACTATGAGTACTATTTGTTTTGACAAAGGCGAATTGGTAATTATGGATCAGAATGAAACTACAACGGAACTAAAAGATGGTATCGCAGAGATTGAAACATATGAAAACAACACTCACTCTCATGAAGAAATTAAAAAATTATTAGAAGGCAATATCAATAAAATGAAAGCATCTTTAAACAAAATTACCGTTGATTCAGAAAAACAATTTGTTCTAGAAGTTGCTGCTACACTAAAAGATGATTTAACTAAAGGTAAAATTGATTTCTTAGCTAATTGGATGAATATTGACCCTTCTCTTCTATTCGAATAAGGAGTGATGATAAATGACTTCTTATGATGAAATTTGGACTACCTTTCTAAATAATTGTAAAGTATCCGATTTAGATTTACCTCAAACGAATAAAGCAATTTATGAATCTATCAGAAATGCAGTCATGTATATGAATAACAGACTGAGAACAGACCTAATTTGCGATGATGTTAAAGAAACGCTAAATAAAGAAATAACACAAGATCACCTTTTGATTTTAGCAAACTATATTCGTTATATATTTTTAATTAACCAAAAGACATACTTTGAGAATCTTTGGCAGCCTTTCTCGAAAGATGTAGGCTTAAAAAACTTCAGCACTCAACTTAACTCTCTTAAATCATCTATTGAACTCCAAGATAAAACTATTGACCGTTTAATCATGAATACGGAGGTTGATTTCTTATGAGCAACCTTAAAGTAAAAATAATTAAAAATGACGGAACTATTGAGATTGAATCGTTGTATGCTTATTGTTCAAGAATTAGTAAGAGAAATAATTCAATCTTATATAAGTTGGAGAATTATCTAGGTAAAAGATTATTAGATGAGCCGGATTTGGTTGAATTGAGAGATATTATCCTTACTGTTAGCGCTGATGTTTCCAAGATAAGTCAACTAGTCATTTGTGGTGATGAAGATGAAGGATTATAGTAATTATCACAACATAAATACCAATGATAAAATACATCGAGACGGAATGACCTTATTAGAACATTCTCTTAATGGTTTTGAATCTTATGAAGCATTTGTAGATAGCTATCCTACTCCTATTAGAGTATTGATTTATCAAAAATACGATTCTGATAGTGAAACTAAAAGAGTTATCGGGCATATTGCAGATATAGAACGTGGGAACATATTAAACATCAATAAGCAAGATTGGTTAGTTGTGACAATTCCAGAGGATAACAAAATTTATCGAAAAGCAGATATGAAGATTTGTAACTCCTTCTTCCCCGCCATTACTGATAAAACGAAAGTTTTAATGCGGGATGATCAAGGAAATGTCATTCGAGATAAGTTTGGAGATCCTGTTTATCAATGGGTTGGTGGAGAAGAATTCTTAGTACCCTGTATTGTGGAATCTAGTATAAAAGATAGAGAGAAAAATAGTCAGCTAAATCTTCCTGATGGTCGAATTGTTATAACAATGAAATATCAACCAATTTCCAATGTTAAAGATAACTCTGAGTTTATGATGTATGACAATACTTACAAAATTGTCAACGTTGATAAAACTAAGGTGATTAATGAGGTTGGATTAATGACAATTACGGCTGATATTATACCAAGCGAGGTGACTTCATAATGGGCTTATATGATGACATCCTCAACACATTTATACATATTAGGAAAGATGAAGACTTATTAAGATTATTAACTCTTAAACCAGAGAATTTTGCTGAAGGTATTCCTGACCCCCTATCCCCTACTCTACCAAATATTATAGACAAACCGCCTGAAGAATTATCTGATATTCAAAATAAGCATATTATGAAGTCAGTGAAAGTTGATGATTTGGAGCCTATAAAATTGTGCAGATTATTTATTTATCCAGGAAGAAGAACTCCTGAACGAAATAATTACGCTACTGCAGATCAAGAAATACATATTGATATACTATGTCATGTTGATTATGAGAATGGAGATTTTCGTTCCTCTAGAATTACTGATAGGTTAAACGACTTACTAGTAAATGCAAAAGTTAAAGGTGTGTTTGGGAAATTAGAGTATGTTGGTGGGAATATAATATCAGGTGTACCTAGAAATTATGTTGGTTACAAGTGCGTATATGAGTTTGGAAGTTTTAGAAAATGAGTGATGATCTGAAAATATTAAAAGGCTCCCCTATTCAGTTAATCGATAATATTTTTGTTCATCCTCTCACTCTCGGAGAAATCTCTGAATTGGGCGAAGATTTATATGTTCTCTGTTTGAACGGATTATTAATGAGTAAAAACCACATACCTATTAACGAACTAAGTTATGAAGAAAGAGTTTCTCATTCCAAATTAACAGAATATCAGTTTTTTATTCAGTTACTAGAAGTAGATTTGAATATGAGAGAAATTGTGACTAATGCAATTAGAGTCTTTTTAAGGACTGATTCATTTTTCGACGAAGCAACTAGAAATTTTTATTTAATTAATAATAACAACCATCTTCCTTTGAAAGAGGAAGATTTTTTACGTTTAAGAGATGTTTTATCTAAACAGAACTTCAGAAGTGATTCTGCTGAAAATTATAAACCTGCCAATAAAAAAGCTAACGCATTACTTGAAAGATTAAACAAAGTTAAAAGTGAAATTCAAAAAAAGACTGGTAATGACAGTTTAACTTTAGCAGATACAATTTCTATTGTTGCGAGTAATAGTAAAAATATTAGTATTTTAAATGTTTGGGAGTTAACAGTTAACCAATTATATCTTGAGTATTTAAGACTAGTGCTTTGGGACAACTATCATAACGATTATATCCATCTACCTCATATGTCTGAAAAAGATAGGAAAGAAATGAAGCATTGGGTAGTTGGTAATAATAAAATTAAATTATAATGGAGGAATTATCCAATGGGTTTACAATATGGGATTAAGGAAGTATTAGACGTTAATATCGTCGACTTTAAAACAAAGAATCCTGTTGCTTTTGTTGATTATGCACAAGCAACAACTAATGAAGTTACAGGAGAAAGATTGGATTTAACTGGCGGACGTGGTAATGCTAAGCAGATGTCTTTTGATCACTCAAAAGCAGGTACTTTTACATTAACAGTTCCTTTGGTGGATTTAAATTTACTAGCACTTTTAACTGGAGAAGAGTTAGGTAAAGGTGTTGGTTCAATCTTTAAACGAGAAGTATTAAAAATAACTGAAACTGACGGAGCTCCTTCCGTTACATTATCAGAAACTCCTGTTGGAGACGTAAAATTATATAAATTGAAAGGTCTACGTGACACCGGGGAAGAGTTAACAATTACTGGTGTAACAGCTAAAGAAGTGGATATTTCTACTCCTGCTGTAAATGGTGAAGAAGTTATTGCTTTCTATCAATACGCAGCCCCTGCAACTTCTAATAGAGTTAGTATTAAATCAACTAAATTCCCTAAGACTGTGGCGATTTATGGAACAGGTTTAGCTAGAAACCAAGAAGATGATAGTGATTACCCTTGTCATGTGACTGTTTACAAGGCAAAACCTCAACAAAACATGACTTTTACTATGAGTGGTACTGAAGCTACTAATCTTGAAATTGTCTTTGATATGTATGAAGTCAAAGATGCTTCAGGTGAAGGTACTTATATTGACTACATTTTCGAAAATGACGATGAAGCTTAATACATAAATAAATTTTATTGAGGATTCTTCGGAGTCCTCTTTTTTAGGATTAAAAGGAGGAAAATAATAACATGGGTAAATCCACCGATTTGAAATTAACTAAGAAGAAAGTCAAAGAAGTACACGAAACAGAAAAATACGAACTTAATGACGGTTCTACTATCACATTTTATCCTCTCTTCCCTCATACAAAAATATTAGAATTGCATGAGGATCTTCAAAATATCTTGGCTACAAAAGATGAAAATATAAATCTAAGTGAAAAGTTAACTTTTTCATTATTGCATTTTTTTATTATTAAGCATTTTACCCATTTTAAATCTCAATTGAAAGCTAAAACTTTCAATGAGGTGTTAGGTGAAATTGATGCCTTAATTGATTTACGTGTAGATAATGGAGATAGTGCTTTTGAATTTATTATGAACGAATTATTCTTACAAACAGAGATAAATAAAGTTTATCAATACACAGCTAAACACATTGCACAATTTGAATATGTAGAAAAATTACAAAATATGGTTCAAGAACACCTATTTAAGTTAGATCTGAAAAATGCTGATTTAATTGAGTCGGCTTTTAAGCAAAAGAAACAAATACCTATGGTGTAGTTGGGATTGATGTAAATGGCTACTGACACATTTGATAGTCTAGCAAAGCTATTAAAACATGTTGAAAAGAATCACTTTAGACCAGTAATGGAAACCGTTATGGCTGAAATGGTCAAAGACGAGGAACAGAAAGCTATTGATAATACAGTATATGATGCTTATAAACCAGGAACTGAAGATGGTGAGCCATGGGTTTATGAACGTAGACGGGATAAAGGTGGCTTACGTTCTAGAGATAACATGAAAGTTGATGTTAAGCGTGTTGGGGATGGTATTGAATTATCTGTTGAGAACATAACTAAAGGTGCAAATGGTTATGAAATAGCTGAGGGAATTGAGTATGGTACTGGATATGAATATACATCTAACCGTGATGGTACTGCTGATCAATATACCTCCCCTCGCCCATTCACTCAGGAAGCAGAGAAGGAAATTTTAAGTAGAGACTTACATACGAAAACAATGAAACAATCACTTAAAGCTCGTGGATTAGATATTGAATAATTTATAGGAGGTGAGAAATTGGGTAAAATTGAAAAGAATATGCTTCGTGATAGAGCCCCTAAATTACCAGAAGTGACGGATGAAATGTGGAAATTAGTTAATGCAGAGTATCGTGAATTAGTAGAAGAATTTGTTTCAGTACAAAACCACTCTCCAGCTACTAAAAAGCAATATATATCGGGTCTTAGGCAATTTGGCTATTACGTATATGACGCTATGAATAACAAAGCTCTACATAAAATAACTAAACGTGACTTTTTAAGATACATGAGTTATTTACGTGATAACCGAAAAATGTCTTCTAGTGCAATTAGTTTTAAGAAAGCTTGTGTTTCTAGTCTTTGTAATTATATCGAGAATGTAATTGTTGGTGAAGATGACTTTAAGGATTATAAATTGTTCAGAAACTTCACTCGTGGTCTTCCTCCAATACCCAAAAATAAGGTATATGATAAGGTTAAAGTTACATATGAAGAATACAAGGAAATGATGTCGGTTTTAGAAAATGATGAAAACTATTTAGGTATGGCTTGGTTATCCACCGCCTTTAATGTAGGTGCTAGACGTTCAGAAATAATTCAATTCAAAACTGAGATCACTAGTTATAATTTCCCTGATGATGCTACTTTTGTTTATAGCCATAATGTTCGTCTGAAAGGACGTGGAGAAGACGGAAAAATAGAACCTTACATGATTAATCGAGAGGCATTAGATTATATAAATCTATGGTTAGATAAGCGTGGGTATGATCATGAGTATATTTTTACAACTAAATATAATGGTAGTATAGATCAGATGTCAGCTTCTTGGGCTGACTATTTTTGTGCAAACACATTGTCAGACATATTAGGTAGACGGATTAATCCTCACTTATTTAAAGCTTCTTGTGTCACATATCTATTGGAGCAAGGTGTAAAACTTGAATTAGTCTCTAAATATGTTGCCCACCATGAAAACGTGGCTACAACTATTGCTCATTATGACTTGCGTGATTTCGAAGAAGAAAAGAATAAAATATTTGGTTAATGGGAGTTATATTATGCTCCCTCCCTTCTCCCCTATTGTGCATACAAGAAGACACTGGACAATTCCAATGTCTTCTTGTGTTTACGATAAGTTAAAAGTGCTGTTTTATTAGATGTTTATTTACTAGTCATCTTTTTTAATATTCGATTGCATTTTTATACCCATAGGTCTCAAATGACTATAATTTTCATTTTCTTCAATGATAAATAATTCATCAACCGTAACACCTAATACTCTACTAATAGAAACTAATGTATTGATATCATACCTTGTTTGGCTATCGAATCTGCTAATAGTTGGTTCACCTACCCCAACTGCTTTAGCGAATTCTTTTTGGTTAGGATATTCACTTTGCTCAAGTAATTCTTTAAGCCTACCTTTAGCAACAAATCTTGTACGCTGACTCATATTTCCTCCCCAATCGTGCAACTCTTTATCTTTATGATTACATATTACTCATTTGAAATATAATTGTCAATAAAGTCTTGACTAAATAATTTCATATATGTAATATGTAATTAACAACTAGAATTACAAATGTGTAATTACAAATTTATTATAAAAGGGAGAAAGATGAGAATGGCTTATGCTATGGGAAAAGTTGAATTTCTAGTAGGAATACAAATTGAGAGCGATAATGAGGAGGTTATATTGGAACAAGCTAATTACAAATTTTCACCTGATTTAAATGTTGGTTATGAATTGTATAGGATCGATTATAAAGGTAAGCGTCATAAAATGGACATTTGTGAAATAGTTGGCGAAGGAATTTTAGATACTGTTGAAGAGTAAGAGAGAAATATTTTAATTATTACATAGAGAGAAACGGTCATGGGTATTATGGAAAGTTTAATATTTGACAGTGGTGCAGCATACTGATCATATGCGAAGAAAGATGACGAATCCCCACTCTTCATCTCCCCTGTCCTATTTACTAATTAGAGTGATGGTTAATTTCCCAGGCAACCGCAACAACCGACAAAATGTTCTTTATTTCGAATAATTTCCTCCCCGCTATTCTCTTAATATGGTAAAATAGACAGAATGATGGGAGGTGTAAATTTAATGCAACAATTAATTAACGGTGGTATTTACAATGTGAATTATAAAGGGGCACAAAGCTCAGAATTCAGCGGAAAACACCCTTCTATTATAGTTAGAACATTAAAAGAGGATCAAATCTACCTTGTTGTACCACTTACTTCTTATACGAAAGAAAAAATGAACAAAATTAGGAAGTTTGGGTCTGGGAAAAAGTTATCATCAACTAATTCTATAGCTAGAATTGATAAGATGCAGATCATGCACAAAAGAGATATCAAAAATAGATGGTTAGTTAATGGAAAAGCTTTAAAGGTAACTCCAGAGGAATTCACTGAATTGAATAAAAAGGTATTAGAGTATATTACCTTGTCAAAACAAAAGGCTGAGAAAGAATATGATAAGTATCTAAAAGCTTATAATAACGTAAATCGTTATTTAAGGCAGTTTGTTGATGATGAAGTTACCCAAGAAAATTTCTTTGCTATTAGTACTAATAATGGCAGATCAAAAATAACTTGTAATAAGAAAGACCTATATTGGTTGACTAATAGTGATATAGTAGAAATAACTAAAAATCTTTTTGGAGTAAACGCTACTATTCAATACGATAATAATCTATTAATTATTGAATATTAGTTTGACAATCTTTTGGCAAAATGATAATATGAATTTAAGGAAGGGTAGCGATAGCATAAAACCAGCCTTGTTACATAAAAATTGAGAACTGTAGAAGGGTATTCTTTTTTGAAGTAAAACCAGCTACAATATTACGAATGAAAGAGATTAAAAGTTATTTTTAGTCTCTTTTCTCATTTTACAGGAATAATTTAATTTGTTTTTGGGTATAGATTAAATAACGGTATGGGTGGAAGGGCAGTTTTTTAACGTAAGTCCAGCCACGGTATACCTGGATTGAAACTCCACCTTTACTTGGTGGGGTTTTTTATGTTCTCTCCCCCTTCCCTATAGTTACAATTTACATGTGATGTGATATTATGGAAGTAACTATATTTACGAGGGTGATGAACTAATATGAGCAGTAAACAAAGAAATTCTATTTGGATAATATATGGTATTATATCTTGTTCGTTTTTATTTATAGATACTTGGGAACCGTTTGGTGTGATGTTGCTCATATTAGGTGGTATATTGTTGGCTTTTAGACCGTCTCGAAACAGAAATCGTAAACTTGCTGAAGAAAACATGAATAAAAACCGTATTTTAACTGAATATGACAAAGAATTCAATGCTGATCATTCTTACTCTACAATTGATGAAAAAATTGCAGTAAATGAAGAATTACAAATGTTTAAAATTTATAAGTTTGATAAAGAAAAACAGATAGTTGAAAGTAAGATTAAATTTGATCAAATTATGGACTCTGAAATCAAAATGGATAATGATACTATTTTCAAAGCATCCAGAAGTAATCAAATTGGAGGAGCTATTATTGGCGGTATGGTTGCAGGTGGAGTTGGTGCAATTATTGGCGGATCTTCCCCTACTACATCTAAAATTGAGAAAGTGAAAGCAATACAATTAAAAATTAGAATAGACGATTTTAAAAATCCTAATCTTACTTTTGATTTTCTACCCACTCCTAAGCAAATGGGTGTCAATACATTCGAAGGATTCGATAAGAATGGCATTGAATATAAAACAGCTTATGAACGTGCAGAGTTTTGGCATAGTTTATTAGAAATAGCTATACGAAAAACAAATAATAAAGTATCTGTCTAGAGGTGTTCTGATAAGAGCATCTCTTTTTTTTATGCACTTTTTTAGAAAGGAGATGTCTTAATGTCAGATTTAAAACTTAGAATTATAGGTACTTTGAATTCTAAAGCTACTATTACCGAAGTAAATAAAGTAATATCCAAAATAGAAAAAGATTTATCAAAGATTAAACTAAATATCCAGCTTGATGATAAAGTAGCAAAGTCTCTTTCAGATTATGCTAAAGCTATGGAAAACTATAAGAATATCTCTTCTCAATTGAATAGAGTTCTTAAAGAAGAAAAAACAATTACTAAAGATGTGAATGGCGTTACAAAAGAAAGGATTTCTCAACAGTTAAAAAGTGGAGAAATTATTCAAAAAGAAATAACTCGTCTTAATAATAAGAATAAAGCTACTCAAAAGGAAATCGAAAATACAAATAAATTACAAGTAGCGTATGATAAACTTGGTCAAAAACAAAAACAAGTCACTACTCAGACCAATAATGGTACTTCTACTTCTAATCAATTTAAGAATGGATTCACAAATACAACTGTAAATTCTAATGTTAATGGCGATGTTACCTCTGTTAAAACTGTACAGAACCTAGACCAAGAAAGAAAAGCAACTGAAACATTAATAAATAGTAAAAATAAATTAAAAGATACTCTTAGACTTTTAAACAGTGAAGGTAAAATATCTTCTGATAGTTTATCTAGATTAAATAATGCAGTTAATAGTGCTAAGAATATTGAACAATTAAATAGACTTAAACAAAACATTGATAACGTTAATAAAGTTAGAGAAATGCAAAATAAGTTAATACTTGCTCAACGTGAAGCTGAATTAAAAGTAAATAACTTTAAAGCTAATTCTAATTTAAATTCAACGCAAACAGCTCAGTTGAATGCTTACTTACAGTCAATAAACTCATTAACAGCTAGAACTCCTCAATTAAATCAAAGATTACGTGAAATGTCCTTAAGATTTAATGAAATAACCTCAGAAGCAAGAAATGCAGGTGCTCAAGCTAGAACATTTGGAGAAAGAGTGCAATCGGCATTTAGCTTTATTTCAGTTGGCATGCTTACATATGGGGCATTTTATGGATTTGTTAATACTATTAAAGACATGACAAATCAAGTGGTTGAACTTGATACAAAAATGACCAATTTACGAAGAGTGATGGATTTACCAGACTATAAATTTAATGATTTAATGAAGGAATCTATTGCTCTAGGTGATCAACTCTCGAATAAAATCGGTGACATACTTGATATGTATGGCGGCTTTGGTCGTATGGGATATGATGAAAATCAGTTGACGGCTGTATCACGCACTGCTCAAATCCTACAGAATGTCTCGGATTTAACTCCAGATGATACTGTCAATACTCTTACTGCAGCAATGCTCAATTTCAATATAGCTGCGGAAGATTCTGCGCAAATTGCTGATAAATTGAACGAAGTCGATTAATTGTAGTCGCCTATGTTAGTGATAGCATAGTGAAAACTCGGTGAACCTAGAAATCTAGGGTGTGTTCTGATGAACGCTAACGGTGAAACTCTAAGTCTGAAAAGATATGACAATACCGTGCCAAGCTTGGAAGGAAACTTTCTTGAAGGTGTAACGACTAGAATATACCTCCTACGTCTTTTGATATGGAGATGAAATTCGTACTATATAAGTGAAATTCTTATATGGGAAGTGCCGAGGTTGTGATTTGATCACTACAAGAGATAGTCTAATCCCCTCTTAAAAATATGTGGAAACACAGGGTAAAAATGAACAATTACGCAGTCACTACTCTTGATTTAGCAAATTCTATTCGTAAAGCAGGTAGTACTGCATCTACCTTCAATGTAGAATTAAATGATTTAATCGGTTACACAACAGCCATTGCAAGTACCACAAGGGAAAGTGGAAATATTGTCGGTAAATGTCGAATTGCTGACATTAAATCTCTTCTGATTGACTTGGAACCCCTAACGTTTAGACGAGGGAGACAGGGCGCAAGCGTAATTGCAGCGTGAACGACTAAGTGAAGAGACATTCTTAATAGAATGAAGCGATAGTCTGAACTTCTATGGAGACATAGAGAGTAAGGTTGAAGTGCCTTACCGCCATATAATTAACTATGGTCAGTAACCTTTATTGGTGAAAGTAACAGAGTGAACTCTTTAAAAACTATTTTCGCTAGATTAACAAATAATTCTCAAGCAATTGGTGCATTAAATGATATTGGTATTTCAATAAATGATGCTAATGGAAAACTAAAGCCAACTGGTCAAATTTTAGATGAGATTGCGGCTAAATGGAACACCCTATCTGATGCTGAAAAACAAAATGTGGGTGTAAAAGGTGCTGGCATGTATCAACTATCGAGGTTTAATGCCTTAATGAACAACTACTCGATAGCGCAAGAAGCATCTGAAACAGCAGCTAATAGTTTTGGCTCGGCAATGCGTGAACAAGAAAAATATTCAGAATCTCTACAAGCTCGTATTAACCGCCTTTCTAACGCATTTACATCTTTGGCAGTAAGTGCTGGAGATGCACTAATATCTGATACTTTAATTGTGGCTACTGAAGAATTTGGTGACTTTCTAAAAACTACTGGCGATGTAATAGATGTAATTGGAGTATTACCTATTGTAATGGGAACTGCTGGTGTTGCAACAGTATTACTAAGTAAGAATGTTCGAGGAATGTCTACTGCCCTTCTTACTGGAAATGTTTCTCTAGCTGGTACTGCAACTTCTTTATTTGGTTTGGAAGCTGGTATGTCAAGAGCAGCTATAGCTACTGCTGTATTTAAAACAGCATTACGTGGTTTAATGGTGGCTACTGGCGTAGGTGCTATATTAACTGTTTTAGGTTTTGCGATTGAGAAAATAACAAACCACTTTGCCGAAGCTAAACAAAAACAACAAGAATATGAACAAATTCAGAATACAACGGTTGAGTCATTAACAGCTAATAAACAAGCAACTGATGAATTATTAAAGAAATATCAAGAATTAACTGAAGCTAAAAACTCAGGCAGTTTTAATAGTGATAAAGAAAAAGAGTATTTACAAGTATCACAACAACTTGCGGGTCTCCTCCCTTCTCTTGTTGATCATTATGACTCTCAAGGAAATGCTGTCTTAAAAGTTGGAGATGCACTTAAACAAGAAATTGAGTATACTAAAGAACTTGTTCGTCAAAAGAAAGAATTACAACAGGAAGAAGCTAAAGATAATATACAATCTGCATTAAAATCTGTAGATAAAATAGACAATAAAATTGATAAAAAGAATCGAATTCTTGATCACAAAGCTGGAGTTAGTGGTGTAAATTATTCAGCCAAAGATAAGAAAAAGATTGAAATTGAAATTACTGAATTAAAACGTCAATACAATGAGCAACAAATGAAATTACGTGAAGAGTTGCAGAAAACTGTAGACTCTTATTTTACTGACATAACTATTGACACTTCTATTACTGCTAAAGTAAACAGTGTTATTAGTTCACTTGATGTTTCTGGTGCATCTGCTGAAGAATTAAATACTTTTGCAACCAATGTAGCTTCTGCTATGAAGAAAATGCAAAATGCTGTAACTAATAATGATGAGAATGCATATAAGATTGCTAAAGCTGATTTAGATGATCTACTTACTTCTTATAATGTTGCTGAAGGTGGTTCAAGAAATCTAGAATTATCCTTCCAACAAGTAAAAGACAGTATAAATGGTGTTTCAGATGCAGCTAAAGGTCAAAAAGTCATTTGGGATGAGAATGGTGAAGTTGTCGGGGAAGTTTCGGGTGAATACGAAGATTTATCATCTAGACTCCAAGATGCTAAAGGTGATTTCGAAGCTATAAGAGATATCATACTTGAAACTGCTAAAGCTGGTGATTACCAAGCTGCTATAACAGCGAGTATGACAGACGCCTACACTTCCTTATCTGATGAAATTTCGCCACTCAATGATTTACTCGAAAAAACTGCTGAAGGTAAATCTATCACTTCTAATGAAGCCATGCAACTTATCGCTAAAGAAAAAGACTTGGCTTCTGCAATCAGCGTGGAAAATGGTCAAATTAAAATCAACCGAGAAGCAGTCCTTAAACTTCGTGATGCTAAAGTAGCTTCATATAAACAAATGATTGATGCACAAAAACGTGAAGTTCAAGCTCAATCGGAAGGTTTAAAAGTTAAACTTAAAAACTTTGGTGTTGAAGTAAAAGGTATTCTAACCGTTGCACAAGCAAATGAAGCGTTGGCTAAAGCTGAGGAAGAACGTGCTCGTAAAATGGCTGGATTAAATTCTGACCAAACTGGAGCTATGCACGGTTCTACTGTTGTTCAGAATCAATATGAAGGTATCACTTCTGGTATCAACGACATTAAATCAGCATATGAGGCTCTAGACCAAATGTCCGCTATCGCTTCAGCAGGATTAACTGAAGTTGGCACATCTGCAGAATCTTCCTCTGATAAAACAAGCAAAGCTAACGAAAAATCTACATATACAACTGATAAATATAAGCAGAAAATGGAAGAGTTAGGTCTTGCTTTAGCTAAAGTGGATAAAATTAAAAGTGAATATCCACAGCGTTCTAAGAAATACCAGGATGCAATTAAACAGGAAATCAAACTTAAAGAACAGCAATTGAAGTTAATGAATGCTGAAGTTAATAGCCTTAACAAGCAAATTAAATCAGGAAATATAGTTGCTAAAGGTACTAAGACAACTATAAGTACCACTTCCCCTTCTACTTCCAACTATGTAAGTGGAGGAAGTACTGAAGCGTCTGTTTGGAATTTCTTTAAGTCTAAAGGTTTCTCTGATTCTGCAACTGCTGGTATTATGGGAAATTTACGTCAAGAATCTGGTTTTTCAACCACTGCTGTTAATAGGTCATCAGGTGCTACTGGTATCGCTCAATGGTTAGGTGGGCGTTTAAGTGGACTTAAAAACTTTGCTGGATCTCAAGGTACTAGCTATACTAACCTTAACACTCAACTTGAATGGTTATGGAAAGAATTAAACGGTGCAGATCCTACAACAAAGTCCATCATTAATAAAAATGGTGGTATGAATGCTTTCATGAATATGGGAGTTAACGATGCTGCCCTTCTATTCGAAAAAGCGTTTGAACGTTCAGGTGGTGATGCTCTAGGTAATCGTCAAAAGTATGCCAACAGTATATATACGAAATATGCCGGTACTACCCCTACTGGCTCAGCTAGTGCAGATACATCAAGTACTGTAGCAGATAAAGCACAAGCTATTGACCAAGCTAAGTCTGACGTATTGAGTATGCAAGAAGAAGCATTACAGATACAGCAACAAATCAACGATCTTAATATGGAGCTAGTTAACTCTGTTCTTGCTGGTATCGGCTACAAAAAAGCTGCACTCGAAGATGACTTGGCGCAAATTGATCTTGTACAAAGTTATGAAACAGAGTCTTCTAATAAGTGGACAGATGCCCAACTAAAGAAAGAAAAGCTACTTCGTAAACAACTTGGTTATGAACAAGAAGCTATGAAGTATCTGAAAGAGCAAATCAAAAACAACAAAGCCTTAACAGAAGCACAAAAAGCTCAATTATCAGATGATTTACTTCAACGTACTCAAGATATGATTTCTCTTGAAACTCAGCTATTAGACCAACGTAAGCAAATGGCTGATACGATTGTCGATACTTACAAACAAGCTGCGGAATCTATTAAAGACACTCGTCTTAAGACAATTGATAAAATGATTGATGCAATTAATAAGAAAGATGATGATGAATCATATGCAAAAGATTTAGCTAAGAAGCAAAGTGAACGTCAAAAGATATTAGATGATATTGCGAAATATTCTTTAGATGACTCATTTGCAGGTATCGCTAAAGTTAAAGAGCTGCAAGATCAATTGGCTGAAATGGATGAATCCTTAGCCGACATGCAATCCGACAGAGAAAAACAACTTAGAATCGATAATCTAAATACTCAAAAGGATTCTATTCAAGAGGAATTTGACAATCTTGTAAATGATGAACGTAAGTTTGCTAAAATGCGCTCTGATATTATCAATGGAAATGCTAGTCAAATTCAAAAAGATTTGAATAAGTATTTCAGTAATATTAAAGCTAATTCTAGCATTATGGGTAAGGCTCTATCTAATAATCTAATAGATTTAATCAATCAAGCTAACCGATATTTAAACGGTAAAGATTATAAGCCTATTAAGATTGCTTCTGCAGCTAAAGGTGGAATATTGCCTTCTTGGGGTAATGAAGGCAAAGCAATGGTTGTCCATGAAGAAGAAATGATCTCTACAAAACACGACACGAAGAATTTACTTACAGCTATGGAACAAGCTAAAGATTTGACCAGTTCTTTAAAAGGTTTAGAAGTTGGTAAAACATTAGCAAGTGCGGCTTTGAATTTACAGACAAGTTTTAAATTACCTACTATCCCCTCCCTTTCCTCTTCTGTATATACTGGAGGAGATAATCATTACCATGTAACATTTGGTGACTTGAAGGTGACAGGTGATCAAAACGGAGCTAAAACATTATTAAATACATTCGTTAACGGAGTAAGAAAATTAGGTGGAAATATTTAATCATACTTTGAGTCAGCCTTAATTGGTTGGCTCTTTATATATGGAGGTGAAAAACAGTGATTAGGGAAAGTTTATATTTTGAATTTGCGGGTGTGCGTTCAACTAGATTTAACATTATGAATGTGTCTGTAAGTAACAGTTTATTTAATGAACCATTAATGAGTAATCGAACAATAAATGAAGTGTCGATTCGTGGTCGAGATAAGCCTTATTTTATAGATATCGAAAAATCCCCTCTCTCCTTTCAATTAAGTTTTTACTTTGATGATAAGTGGGACGATAAACAAATACATGAAGTAATTAAATGGTTGAATGTTGACTATTACCAGCCTCTATCTTTCAGTGAAAATCTAGATAAAGTTTATTATTGTATGCCTGTAGAATCAACTGAACTTATTCATAATGGTTTAAAGCAAGGTTATATCACACTAACCATGCGCTGTGACTCTCCATATGTCTATGGTAGACAATCTACTACTCGATGGTATGAATGTAAGAATTCACCTACTACTTTAGAAATAATAAATCTAGGACATGAAACGATATATCCTTTAATTTATATAAGTAAATTGGATGACGGAAATGTAGAAATTACGAATTTAAGTAGAGCTAATAATGTTCTGAAAATAGTCTCATTAAATAAGAATGAAAAAGTTATGATAAATGGGGAAAATCAAATCATTGAAACTAATTTACCTAACATATATAGGTATGATAATTTCAATGATTTTTATTTACCTCTTTATGTAGGGAAGAATCGGATTCAGATATCGGGAAAATGTAAAATTAAATTTCAATATCGCTTTAAATTTGTTTCATAGGAGGTGAAAATAATTGGGGAAAATAGCCGATATTTCTAAATGGCAAGGAACGATAAATTGGTCTAAAGCAAAAAATGAGTTGGATTATGTTTTCATTCGAGTCCAGTATGGATCTAATTTAATTGATTCTAAGTATAAAGAGTATGTTGCTGGTGCTAAACAATATAAAATACCCTTTGGTCACTACGCATATGCTCAATATGTTTCTGTGAGCGATGCCGTTCAAGAAGCTAAAGATTTTTGGAAACGTTCAGACAAAAACGCTACCACTTTTGTTATTGATGTTGAAGAAATTACAACTAGGAATTCAAGCGACTTAGTTCCAGCGACTCAAGCTTTTATTGATTATTTACATAGTCAAGGTGCTAAAAAGGTTGGGTTATATTCAGGTGATTCTTTCTATAAGACTAATAAATTATCAAGAGTTAAAGCAGATTTCTTATGGATTGCAAGATATGGTGTGAACAATGGTAAGCCTAGTACTAAACCTTCTATTGCATGTGATTTATGGCAATACACATCTACTGGGTCAGTGTCTGGCATATCAGGTGATGTCGATTTAAATGCACTATATGGTTCTAAACCACTATCTTACTTTACATCGTCTTCTGTTTCTACACCTGTTCCAACACCAGAGCCAGAGCCTGAAAAACCGCCAATTGAGGAGCCTGAACCTCCTATTGTTCCTGAATTACCGGAAGAACCAGATGATGATGGTAGTAATGGTGACGATGTTGAGCAACCTGATGATGATACAGATGGAGTAATTAAGCCTCCAATAGAAATACCATATGAAAAAGAGTTAGTTAATCCTAATAGCTTAATTAGTTCTTATATTGTTAGAAATGGAGAAAATGTAGCTAATCCCCAATTGTTCTTAGCTACTCCTACTGGAAATGTGATTGCAGATTTATCTGAATCGTACAATAGAAAGTTGACATTAAATTTTACAACACCAAATGAACTATCCTTCTCTCTTCCTTATGAAATAGAGGTATTAAATAAATTGGTTTCAAATAAAACAGTGAGTTTATTAAGAGAGAGATTTTTAATAAAGTTACTTTTTGCTGGTGTAGAGTCATGGTATATTATTACTCAAAAACAGCCCTCTTCATCAGATAGCGACTTAATTAATGTTCAGTGTTTTTCACTAGAGTATGAATTAAGATATCGTAAAATGTTGAATTACCAAGCTGTATCTTATAACTGCCTCCAAGTGTTAAATGATGTTTTAAAAGACACTAATTGGAGCATTGGATATATAAACGATGAATTCAATTTGAAATATCATCAATTTGATGTGTCTAGCAGTAGTAAATTAGATTTTATCAATGATATATGTAAAAAATTTAATGCTTATGTAATTTACGATACTGTCAACAAAAAGGTACATATTTGTAAGGAAGAAGAAGTTTCTATTTATAAAGGTTTTTGGGTTGAATATGGTAAATATCTTCAGAACATTGAACAAACAGATGAAATTGAGGATATAGTTACAAGATTGCATGTTAGTGGTGCTAATGATGTATCCATTAATTCGGTTAATCCAACTGGACAATCGTATATTGATAACTTTTCTTATTTTCTTTATCCGTTTGATATGGATACTCAAGGCAATATAACAAATCACAGCTATTATATGTCTGATGAACTATGCCTTGCATTAATCAACTATAATAAACTAGTAGAAAATAACACAGGCACTTTCAGTAAATTACTAGAAAAAAAATCAAATTTACAAAAGGAATTAGCGGATATAAATGCTAAACTTAGAACATTAGAAAACGAGTTAACGATTATATTAGACAATATTCAAATAGCAAAAGATGGTGGAGAATCAACTGCCTCATTGAATCAGCAGCGGGATAATAAAGAATCTCAAATATCATCTCAGAAAAAGCAATTATCTTCTAAACAGGCTGAAATAACCAATGTTGATGTTGAGCTTTCTAAATTAAATTTATTATTAAAATTAGAAAACAATATTGCTGATAACCTTTTAATAGAATTGAGGAACTTTATTTTCGAGGGCGAATATTCAGATGACAGTCAAATAAATGATGCTGATTTGTATGAATCTGCCATTACGGAATTAAAAAATATTAGTTCCCCTCCTATTAATATTTCAATGGGGATAATAAATTTCTTTGCTGTCCTTGAAGAAAAACATAATTGGAATCGTTTATGTATTGGTGACATTATTAAAATTAAACATAAAAAAATAGGAATAGATGTCAGAGTAACCGTTGATTCTTTAGCATTTGATTTTGATAATTATTCGATTAGCATTAACGTTACTAATACTAAGAGACCTAAATCCGACGAAGAAAGATTAATAAATGCTCTTTATACTATTGATAAGGTTAATACTGATTACAATAAACGGAAGCGCAATTGGAATAATATTGCTACAAATTTTAATTCTCGAAATGATCGTATTTCAGTTACACCTAATAGTCCAACCAACGTAACTATTGCACATAAAATTAACGATAATGGGTCTGCTGATTTAACAATAAACTGGAATTATAATGATTACGAAAAGACTAAAAAAGATGCAGATAACATAGATGGATTTATTGTTTACATGTATTCAGATATATCAAACGAACGCTATGTATTCGGATCAACAATTGCAAAAGAAACTATAATATCGGTTAATTACTCTATTAAAACATACACCTTTCCAAGCGTCCCTCCTAATCGTTTTTATACATTGGGGGTTCGAGCCTATAGACATGTTGATGATGACATTAACATAGATGGGATTATTTTTTCTGACTTAGTAACTCCTTCTGACGTAAATCAAAACCCTTATCAACCAAGTGAATTAACGGTTGTCAATGGATTACTCTACGGAAAGGTAAACGGGGCAATTTATGTTACTTCAGATGTTGAACCAGAAGAAGCTGAGGTAAACAAGACTGTATGGGTAAATCCTTCAACTTTAGAACAATCAGTGCTAACCGAAACTGGATATAAACCTCTTTCGTCAGGGAATGCTAATTCTGTTTCGGGTTATCCAACTGATATTAACGATGTACCAAATTCTATTCCAGTTAGAGATTCAAAAGGCTTGATAAACGCATCCATTACAGGAAATGCTAATTCCGTTGGAAATCGTAGACCTGGAGTTTCAAATGGGTTAGCAACCTTAGATTCAACTGCAAATGTTCCTTTAATACAGTTAGGCAATGCATCAAGGTTTGCTAGTGGCAGCTATGTCGGAGACGGAACACAAGGTAAATTAATAGCACTTCCCTTCTCCCCTTCTTTGGTTAAATTATATACAACTAACTCAACAGATGTAAGTTTATTCATTCCGTCTTCAGAAGGCGGTTTTTTATTTGGACAAAATAGTGTTCTCATTTCCCCCATATCTATTGCGAATGGGAAATTAGATAGCGGTGGTTTCTTCACTGGCAATTCAACTGAATGCTATGGAAATAAATTAAATGTCATTTACTACTGGGAAGCATACAAATCTTAAATAAGGAGGTCGATATATGTGAGTTGGGATGATGAAATAATTAATTACAACGACCCCATTGTCTTTTTAAGTAGGAAAGGCGATGCAACCGATCCATACAAACGTATTATTGAGACTGTTCAAATTGTGAACGGAAGAGCTGTTTTACGTGAGGTTCCCGAGCAAACTAGAGAAGTCACAATCACAAGTCCAGATAAAACGTGGTATGAAGTTGAAGATGAAGCTTTAGAAAATAATTACTACCAAGTAGACTACATACAAGGTGTAGTCTTTTTTACTGCGGAAAATAACGATAAAAGTGTTACCGTAGAATATTTCGGTAAAGGAGCATATTATACTCCTGATACAAGGATTTATTTAACAGGAGATAAAAAGTTCACGAATGTTGCATTGAAATTCAAAGATTTAGATCGTGCAGATTTAGAACAAAAAAATCGTGTTGATGAATTAATTACAGGTGTTCCCCAACCATCGGAAGTAGTTGATAATCGTATTGATAGAAATGGGAAAGAATACAAAACCATGCGGGATAGAACTAATGCGCTTCAAGAATCTATAGAAGATGCTTATATTGGTGCAGACGGAAGAACATATGCTTCTTTGAAACACCGCAATGACACACAGGATGCCACTATTGAAGCACATGAAGTCAAAATTGAGGCATTCGATATTCTAACAAAAAAGATTAAAAACAGAGTGTCAATTTATGAATATGAAGATTTAATCCCTAATAAGAACACTGCTTCCTCTCCTGCTTTTTGGGATTGGACGGAAGCTATTAGGACTGCATTAGGTGATGGGAATGTAGAATTATACTTTCCTGCCGGTACATACAGAACTAGACAAGTAAATATTCCTTCCTTCACTTATATTTATGGGGATGGTTTATACAATACTCATATTTTGTTAATTGAAAATGCTCCTGTTGGAGAACACCTATTTACTAACTCCGATAAAGTCAATAACGGCAATTCTTACATACGTATTGAAGACTTGGAATTAGATTGGAATAGAGAAAGATTAGGATCTGGTTACACAATTCCAGCGGGTCCGACTTCTTCTGGTTTAATGTTAGCTAACACTCAATTTGCATGGATAAATCGAGTATTTTCTAAGAACGGTGGTTTACATTGTTTTGATATTACTTCTCCGGAGTATAACCGAACAAGTGGACAAAATAGCCCTGCTTATTATCAACCAAAAGGTTGCTCAAATATATGGCTTGATAGTTGTATTGCTACTGGAGCAGGTGATGATAACTTCACTACTCATTTCAGCGAGTATATTTATTTTAATAATTGCTATTCATACGCCCCTCTTGGAAATGTACATGAAGAAGGTGCGGCTAACAGCAATAACTTTGAAATAGATGACGGATCAAGAAATATTTGGGTAACAAATTGTACGGCTATTGGTGGAGTTCGTGGATTTGAAATAAAGGCGCATGTATATGCCCCTGCTGCTAGAAATATTACACTAGATAACTGTAAATCTATCAATAGTATTCGTTCATTTGATTTACGTCATATTGGACACCATACAGACGATGAACCAATTTCACCAAATGCTTTTGATGTTACTTTAAATAATTGCACGGCTATTAATCCTAAAACGGGTTCTCTATATGCTTCGTTGAGACCACGCGCATTGGTTGTTTCTGCATATCGAAATGTTAATATTAATAATTTTACTGCTATCGGTGAATCTTCTAATTTAACTACTGGTGATTCTGTAATTGTCTTCCAGTATAAATCAGGATTGATAAATGTAAATAACGTTAAAGTGAGTGGATTCAAAAATGCGGATAATGATTTATATATAACTGGCGGTGCACAAAAAGCCGACAATATAAATGTAAGTAATATGACAAGTTATGAATCTGCGAAAAACGGTATTTATTTAGGAAGCCAAGTTACAAATGCTGATATTTCTAAGGTAGCATTATATAAAACTAGTAATAGTGGGACTGGTGTTGTTGCTATTAACTCACAAAATAATCTGCTAGGCTTAACAGTTACTGGATATAGTAAACAAGCAACTATCGCAGGGGTAGATCACACCACTCCCCCTTCTCGTATTCGTAATGGATTAGTTGTAGCCAGTTCATCAGGAGCAGCTAAATCTGATACGGCATTTATTGCAGCAAGTACGGCTAATTCGATTGCCAGCGGTAGTAAAAATGCAATTATTTCTTCTTCTAACGTTGACACAACAGGAGAATACAATGCGATTATTTCATCATCTGGAGATTCGCAATTGAAGAATACTCGTGGAGCTATTATAGCTTCCAATGGATCTAAAATAACAAATACGGATGCTTATGAATCAGTTGTATTGGCTTCTAATAACGTTATAAATCCTAGAAGTAATACAGTAGTATTGGGTCATGGATGGACTCCATCAACTGCTAATCGAAATATTGAATTAGATGCGGCAAACGGTACTATTAAAGCCACAGGCGCTATTACAGGCTCCTCCTCTTTTAGTGACTACGCTGAGTATTTTGAAAGTATAGATGGCAACAGTATTCCAAGTGGGACTCTTGTTACCTTAGATCAAGGGTTTATTCGTATTGCTAAAGATGGAGACGATATGCTAGGAGTAATTTCTGAAACTGCAGGAAGTGTATTAGGTGAATCTTCATTCTATTGGCAAGGTAAATACTTAAGAAATGACTTTGGAGGATTAATTTATGAAGAAGTTGTACTTACTGAAGTCAATGCAGATACAGGTTCAACGACTAATCGTTTAGCTTTATTGCCTAAAGAGAATCCTAATTATAAGGAATCGGACAACTATCTTCCCCGTTCTGAAAGACCTGAATGGAACATTGTAGGATTAGTTGGTCAGGTATATGTAAGAATTGATGGAACAGTTAAGCAAGGCGATTACATAAAACCATCTGATGGAATTGCAACAATGTCAGTTGAACGTGGTCAAGGATGGAAAGTTATGAAAATAACTAAGCCGTATATTGAATCAATTGGCTATGGAATTGCATTGGTATTTATCAGATAACAATAAAAGAGACTGTCAACGGTTGAGGTTAAACAGTCTCTTTAAGCACGAATGCTTGTCTTTATTATATCAAAGCGAGGCGATATATGACAAGAACATATAGATAGTTTGGAGTGAATCAATTGTGGCAGAATCTATTGAAGCTATACAAGTTGAAATAGAACATATGAAAAAGGATATCGATGAGGTAAAAGCTGATGTAAAAGAGACAAAAACAATGTTAACAAAAAATATAAATCAGCTAACACTAACTCAAATACAACAAACAGAAATTTTAAAAAATCAAGAACGACAGAATGCTGAAATGAAAGAAGATATCAACGGCTTAAAAACACATGTTGATTCAGAAATTGGTAATTTGAGAAATGATTTTAAAGAAACAACAAATACTCATACAAAGTGGTATCAGACTTACTTAACTGATAATACAAGTAAGGTATTTAGAATATTTATGTTCATTATTATAATCGTTTCAGGAGTAAAAATAGCTATTTCTGATATTCCTAAAATTTTGCAATCATTTGGCTTATAAAATTAACAGCGACGCATTTGTCTACAAATAAAATGCGTCTTTTATTAAATAAATATAATTTAAGGAGGAATACATATGTCATTATATTATCCTAACGTCTCCCCTAACTATGTATTTCCTAGAAATCCTGACCAGTATATTCAACTTATTCAAACAAAAATAGTTAAATATAACAAAATTACACTTAAAGAAATACCTAGTTATAGGCATTCATTTGTTGTAAAAAAACTAGACGGAACAATAATGAATAGAGTAGACGGTAACCCTTCTTCATCTAATCAATTTAGGGTTGATTTTGTAACTGGTGATGTATTCTTCCACTCTACTATGGAAGGTAAAGAAATCGAAGTAAGTTATACAGGAACTGGTCAGGTGAATTTTGGGGCTAATAAAATAATTGTAAATACAAGTCCTACTAATGAAGAAGAAGTAACAGTACAAGACATATTAGATACTCAAGAGGATATTTATACACAAGTTACAGATGTTAAAACCACCATTGAGCGCAACCAAATTGTTAAGTTAGATGATTTTAATTACTTGAAGGATACTACATATCAATCACCTAAAGAATTCAATTGGATTTCTATTGCTAATCAAGACACATTCATAATCGACACTGGAAAGTTTACCGAAAAAAGTTTGATTGATTTATCTATTGGGAATGTACCTCAATCATCTGATAATTTCATCTTAGAAAATGATAAAACAATTAAACTACTTAATCCCCTTCCTGCTGGTGTTAAAGTTTATGTAAAATGGTCGGAAGGTAAAAAAGTTGTGAATAATTCAGTTGATGTTACAGATATATATGCCGAAATAAATAAAACGAATAATAGGTTATATAAAACTGCAACCCAATTATCTATTGTTGAACGCAAAAAAGCTGATCAGTCTGATGTTGAAACTATTCTTGCAGCAGTGGTTTCAGGAGCACCTAAAGGATTTTTTAATACTCTTTCTTCTCTTCAAAATGCTTATCCGAATGGAACAGATGGCATTTTTTTAGTACTCGAAGACGGACATATATATATATGGATTAATTCTTCTTGGCAAGATGCAGGAGTTTACCAAGGGATTGAAGTTGGAAACAAAACTATCACACCCAATAAACTTAATAACGAATTAAGAACCATTCTTGGGATTGATAATGTATACCCAGATACATATTTCAGTAAGACAATAGAACAAACTCTCTCAGAATCAAATTATTTTATAGACTTGGAAAAAGTTGGTTTAATCACTAAAATTTCAAAAGGCTATGAATTAAAAGTTGATACACAATCTACCATAAAAACTTATCTAAGTGAATTAAAATTCGGTATGGTCTTAAATGGAGACACAATTAGTGGCGGAGAGCACTTAAATATAGGAATTAAAATCTTAAGTGATAGTAATTTTTCATCGCCTGTAAAATTAGGAGTTGCATTTTATGATTCTAGTGGGAATGTACTGACCAGTTACTATCTACAAAAAAAGGAGAATCATTACCGACTAGAAAATCAAGAAATTCCTTTAAATGCAAAAACGATGAACTTCACAGTACAGCTTGATGTTAGAGGATTCACAACAGATTTTGTTGATTCATTTTCATTCACAGAGTTAGTGATTAACAAAGGGAGTAAAATCACTAATCCGCTAGGGTTAGCTGGAAGAGTAAAAGATTTAGAGAATGACAGCAATTTTTTAGGTACGACTATTCTTAATCGAGATAAAGACGGTCTACTTAAAACTGTAACTAATGACATATCTAGTGTTGAAATACTAAGAAATACCAATGGCTATGTCACATCTATACTTAAAAAATGGGTTAATGGAAAGGCTCAAACGACTGTTATTAATAGAGATGCTAATAACGTTGTAACTAGCATAGTCACAAGTGAAGGAGAGTCTTTATTATGAACGATTTTACAATGACAGAGATTACAAATCCAATATTGAATGTGTCTGCATCCAGTCAGTATACATATGGCTGGGTAGCAGGTGCAAATAATGTTACATCTTTCAAAGGAAATTTAACTGATTTTATTTTTGCCAAAGGTGAGAACGAAGGTTCTTTAGGTAGAGGCGTGGTTTTAAATCCTTCAAACCCAGCTTCTGCAGTACCTTATCTAGGATATTTAGCATTTACATCAGGACAGCCTACATGGATTGGTATACCTATTGCTTCTAAAGGATTTAGAACTTTTCATGCATCGCTTCAAAGCTCAATGAACCAAGACTTCGATATTAGCGCTTATTTACTTCCTGAAATAAGCGGTGATTTTAATGGAGGAAACATTGCTAATAGGTTACTTATTCAAACTTTATTCACATCAGAAATTCTCTCCAATGGAGCGACTTTAAATTTCGGACCCGGAGGGATAGATAAACAACTCTATTCGCCTTTACCTCTTGGTTATCTAGTCATTAAAGTATCACCTACAACTATTCCTACAGACGGTGTATTGAGATTTGGAGTTGAAAGACAAAAATGATGCTATATGATCCCTTTTCTATAAATTATTTACCAAATAAAAAAAATGATTATTTAATAGTAACTGGAAATTTCAGATACCCTAGCACGATTGATGATATTTCAAACTTATATGCTCATTATGCATTTAAAAAGTCAGAAACAACTTTACCTATTGTAATTTTAATGCATGGTTATACTCAAGATTCTAATTCTATGACAACGCAAATTATGAAAGATATGGCTGAATATGGTTTCTTCGCATGTGCAGTTGGTATGAGGGCAAGGGATGGAGCAACAGGTAATGTAGATGTAAGCGGAAGAGAATTGTACGATATCATAGACGCAGTTGAATATGTAAAACAAAAATTTTCAACAGTTATTGACGAGAATCAAATACATGTTGCTGGATACAGTGGTGGTGGAGGAAATGTATTTGGTCTTGCTGCTAAGTTTCCAGATTACTTTAATTCCCTAATTTCTCATTTCGGTATCTCTGATTATGGTTACGACACAATTAACAGCTGGTGGGCAACAAATCCAAGTAGAAGAACCTCTTTAGAAAATTGGATAGGTTTTAATCCGACCAATAATTTAGGCGCTTATTATTCAAGAGCACACCAATATGGGGTAGCCAAAAATTTAAAAAGTGGTTTCTTATGGATGTTCCATGATTCTGAGGACACAAACGTCCCCCCTGTTCAATCGCAAATTGTTAAAGAACAGATGGATATACATAATCGCAAAAACTATTATCTAAGTATTACAACTCCTAGCGATAACCCAAGATGGATTCATGCAAGTCCAGGTGAAAATGATCCTGTAAGATTCACAAGGGATTATTGGGGGTCACCAATTATTGATAAACAATATCCTCAATGGTCTGTGAATGAAAGTGGTGAAATGTTGATTCAAGGATACTTAAAGACAAAAAGGTTCGAGATATGGTTGGAAACTGGTCAAGAACATGTGGCTGAACTTGCTTATGATGTAACTACAGGCTCTTACACAATTAACCCTCTAAGTGGAACAATTGAGGTATCTATAAAACAAGGTAATAGCTCGGCGTCTCAAACTATAAATGAACTTACAACAATTATTGTATCATAGAAGGGGAATCTTCATATTTAGGTTAGCAAAATAAAATGCTACTTCCCTCTCCCCTACTCTATTGATTAAATAGGATATTACTTTTATTGTAGAACAATTCAATAATTTTACTTTAGAGAATCGTATTTTGACGGTTCTCTTTTTAATCATGCGAGAAATACAAATGAAAATAGAACGGAGTTGATGAACTTTGGCAGATTTAGAAAATCTCGATAAAATACCAAAGTTTATGTTAGGAGATGATGTACAGCAAGAATTTGAAAAAACTACAACGCGATTGGAGACCAACGCAATACGAATTGAGGATATAAACACAAACGTATTAGCGTTGGGTGCAAAAGGAGACGGAATAACAGATGAAACAACTGTACTCCAAAACATATTTAATTCGTTACCATTTGGATCAAGAGTTAGTTTTCCGCATAAAAGAATTTTTAAAATTACAAGACCATTAATTATCAATCGAGACAATATTCATATTGATTTTAATGGTTCAAAATTGTTGTACGCCGGAACAGAAGATTTAGATAGTGATAATGGTATAGGTAGAATGTATGGTGCTATTACTGTGCGTGGCAGTCTTATTGAGTCAACAAAAACAAATGTGGTGGATATTATCTCTAACGAAGGTATTATTGATCAAGAATTTTACGTAAACGGTGATAACTATAAAGGCTTAAAACAACCGTTTACGCAAATAACAAAAGTAGTCACTTCTTTAACTAATGCAGCTGCTATTTTTACAAAAGGCGATTACGTTTCTGTTAACGTAAAAAATCATAGTGGTACATGGGATAAAAGTTATGGTGACAACCCATCTATGTTGAATGTAATTGCGCGTGTTCTCTATGTTGATAATGCTAATGTGTATGTAGATGTTTGTTCAGACTTACGCTTTAATCCTGATAAAGTAAATGGGACAATCACTTTATTGTCACCAGTAGACAACATAACAATAGAAAATTTAGTTTATGAAGATATAAATGACACGCCTATTCCTGCAACTATTACTGATAACAGGGAACGTGATTCCTGGGTAGGTGGAATAAGTGTAAGATATGCAAGTAATTTTACCCTTAATAATTTTAAAGCTTCTCGTCATCGGTTTCCAGCATTAATGTTGAGAAGTGTATACAATCCAATCGTTAATAATTTTGTTGCTAGTTATCCACGTACAGTGACAGCTGGGTGCGGGTACGGTATGCAGATTGGATCTAGTACCCACGGTTCTATTAAAAATGTTCGAGGCTACGGATTACGTCATTTAGTTGATTTTGCTTCAAGCGGACATATGCGGGTAGAAAATGCAAGAATGCCAAATGACTGGCATGGAGCGTTCGACTGCCACGGGATGGGCGAGTTTGATATTACTTATGTTAATTGCGTGGGTAACTTCTTAGCAAGTAATGGAATAAATGAATTTCCGGATATGGTAGGAAATATTTCGCTTGATAATTGTAAAGGTAGTTTACAAATGGCTTGGGTTCAAAAAATCCATGTGAATAATTCACTAATTTATATGGATGCCAAACGTATTACAAGAAGTCCTCATGTTGAAATAATTAATAGTAAATTAATGTTCAAACGAACAAAGTACAATTTTGTTGCAGCAGATCGTGGAGTTTACATGCAGACTGCTTTTATTATTGATAACTCATCTATCGAAATAACAAATATGAATAATCCTTGGCAAGAGTGGACAAATAGATTATTTGAGGTTGATGCTTACAAAAAGGTAAGAATTAGCAATATACCGTTCGTAAGAAATCTCCGTGATGATGTAATGTTAATCAGTTTAGCAAAATGTACGGATACTACTATTAACGATAATATGCTAACTAATTTAGGATTTCATTTAACAAATACAACGAGCATTGATGATAATACAATAATTGCGAATAATTCTATGGCTGGTGGAGTTTTAAGAATTAAAGGTAACAAAATAGATGAATCAATCAATGCCTCGGACTCTAAAAACTTTTTTACCATTACTAATGTTGATGATATGTCTTCATTTCTTATCATTCTTGATTCTAACTTGTTTTACTCAATGGGTAAAACAAGATGGATACGCACAGAAATCAACTCGTTTAGCGTCAATATTGTTGCAGTTAATAACCTTTTCCGAGGAAAAGTAGGTGCTTATTACACCGCTGGTTCAAGGACTCCTACTTTTATTACCACTGTAGGAAATATCGACCTATCAGAAACAGATGAACCAACAAAATTGAAAAATTACAATGTTACAGGACTTGGTATAGATATACCATCTGGTTGGTATGAATACAAATACTCTTTTATAACTGGACGTATACAGCCCGATACTAATTATATGGTAGATGTCACTCCTGAATGGGATTGTGGTAACTGGTGGCTCGAAGCAAAATCGACAACTGGTTTTACATTAAAATTTAGTAAATCTCCACCTGTTAATTCTAGAATAACTATGCATGTGACTAGGTAAAGAAAGGAGTGCTTAAAATTGGCGCTTGTTATGAATTATAATTATGAGTTAACTTACATCAACACAAAAATACAATTAGATCCTAAATTCAAGTCTGAATTTAATGAAGTTAAAGAACAGATAACAGAAACTCTAGTTGTAAAAGATGCGTATTTTCAAATAGTCAAAATTGAAGGAAATAAGGAAAAAATGGATATTGTCTTATCAGTTTACAAAGATAACACTAAAAAGTACGTTTTAGAAACAAGAGTATATTCATTTAACCCTTCTGTTTCGTTTGACTCTCCAAATAATTTTAAACAAGGGTACGAATATCTAAAAACATTACCAGAATTTGATGGAGCAATTGACGTTTTAGAAGACGAAGATTATCAAACTTATTCAATTAGTTAAATAGAAGCATGTTAAAAGGTGACTTTTATTGTAAGTCCCCTCCTCTATACTTTAATTTAGTAATTTTAGAGTTTTCGTAATACGAAGACTCTTTATTTTTTTTATAAGGAGGTTTGATCATGACGGTTCAAATTGGTTCTGGTTTTATGGGTGCAGAAGATATCCTTACCTCTACAGAAAATACAGAAATTGTACCTCCAACAGACGAAAAATGGATAAATGTTAAATTTAGTTTTTATAAGTTTTCTTTTAAGAATTATCAAGATTGTCATATAGTTGTTAACGGCTCTAGACAATTTAGAGAAGCTGGGCAAGGTTTTACTTCCAATGAGGTTGATCCTAAAATATATAGTTTCAAAATAGAGGAGCCTGGAATTCAGTATATTTGGTCTGCTGCATACTAGCAAAGGAGGTGAATTTATGTCTGGTTTTTATTTAGACCCTAACAATTCAGATTCAAAAATAAAAAATATTAATAAAAAGATCGAAGGGTTTATCTCTTTAGAAATGTTTGGCGCTAAAATCGATGAAGAATCACCTGGTTATGATAGTACTGCAGCATTCATTAAAGCAATTAACTTTTTCAACGGAGGAAGTGGAAAATTAAAGCTTTCGAAAGGCACATATAACTTTTCAAGTCAGTTAAATTTAGGAGGAATAATCCTTGAAGGTTCAGGGATACAAGCCACTAAGTTAAGACTTACTAAATCATTAGGCACTAACGTTCCAGCTATAATTACCAACCCTAGTACTTTACGAAGAGAATGTACCTTAAGAGATTTTAGTTTAGTTGGTAAAGGCAGTTGGGTCATTGGCACTAAAAATGCTAATGGTGATGGTATACAAATTATAGGTTCACAAAAGATTGAAAATGTTCGAGTTGAGCGGTTTGATAAAGGTGTAATAATAGATACAATTGGTGGTCATTGTAGTTTAGTGAACGTTAAAAGTACCAATAATTTTTACAATCTATTCATACAAAAGGATAATGGAGATAATTTTTATTTTGACTGTGATTTTTCAGGTGCTCAAATGGCAAGTATTGGGATTTCTTCTGACGCGAATATGTCTGGTGGAGGCACTATCCTTAGAACTCATGTAGGATTTGCTCCTTATGGAATATATCAGGAACAGGGAACAGCTACAAATAAAGATTTTTTAGTAGATGTATTATTTGATCACGTAAGATTTGAATCTATCGGTAATGCTGCCATATACACTGAACAGTACTCCAATATAAACGGAAGTGGCATAAGTAATTCAAAATTTATTGATGTTGGTTTTTCATGGAATTCATCTTATAAAATCCAATCAAGAGTCGCAGAATCATCGGTGGTCGTGGGATACTGTCATGATGTTATAATATACGAACCAGGACTTAATCCTTTTAAAGGAAATGGTTCTAATAAAGCTTTTAAGATAGCACAAAATACTGCACGTTGGATTGGTAAATTCAATGTATCTGACTTCCCATTTACCAATTTGCTATATCCAAACGACATTACAATTAAATCTCTTAATGGGAGCACTTCGGGTAGTATGAGATTGCACCAAAGTATCGCAAGTCCTGATATTAAAACATACGTAGTTAGACTATCGAACTTTAAACATGATGCAGATGCCAACCTTACCTTATCATTTGATATCCCGTTTGTAACTAACCCGTATATTCTAAATCCAACCGACATCCCAATATCTGTTACTCGAAATGATATCACTATTTCTAAAATAGCTTCGGGCTTGGTTTACAATTCTAATATTATTATTCAAGGGGTTTAATTTAAAAAACATTGGATAATATTGGTTAGACCATTGTATAATTATTGTATTAACCAAAGGGGTGGTATGAATTGAAAATTGTTTCTTGTGGGGACTCTATTACCCAAGGTCTAGGGGTTAGTGATCATTCGTACATTGATTTAATTGCTCAAAAATTCAACAATATTGCTAATTTGGAAACAGAATTGTTTAATTTCGCAGGAAGTGCTATGCAAATTAAAGAATCTGCTTATAAGCTTGAAGATATTATATCTTTAAATCCTAACTATGTATTTGTTATGCATGGGATAACTGAATCAATTGTTCGTCCTACTAATAATTCTTTGAAATTTATGCCTAAAAAATATAGAAAAATTGGTTGGTTAGACCCAAGACCGTATTTTTCTTCAAAATTATTTAAAGGTAAATATCAAAAAATAGAGTCTGCTCTTAGATGGAGAGTCAAGAATAAATTGATTGAATACGATGGTGGGATGCAATTGACTCCACTGGAAGACTTTAAGATTTACTTTAGTCAGTTTATTGAGAGTTTGGTTAATAATACTAAAGCAGATATTATTCTCGTATCACATTGTGGTATAGATGAACGTTATTATCCCTGCTCCCTCTCTTCTTTGGAAAAATACAAGGGATGGATTTTTGATTATTTTACTAAATTCGAGAATAGAATAAAGCTTGTAGATGTATCAATTCTTTTAAATAAATGGGACGATTATTTTTCTGATCACTTCCACCCTAATCAAAGCGGTCATGAAAAAATTGCTGATTACATTTACGATACTATATCGCTTCAATCATTAGATTTAGTTACAAATTTATGAGTTCTCTATTTGTTTAGAGAACTCTTTTTGTCATTAAATTATTTTGAATTTTCTTAGCAGCGAGACATAGGTGTTTCCTTGCTGTTTTGGAAGTATTATTGGTCTCTGTATATTTCCAATTACATATTTTCCATAAGGTAGTTTGTTAAATATTATAGCTACTAGTATGGACGTAGATAGAGCTATTAAAAATATAAACATTGTAAACAGATATATATTTAAAAACGAAAGTTTATTTATTAGAGGACTTAGTACATTGATTAATGCAATATGTAATAAGTATATACTAAATGAACAATTATTTATTATAAGCATTAGAT